AATATTCAAGTCAAAAGGCCAAGGATTATATGCTTGGGTAACTGAAACAGTTTATAATAATATGATTAAGAAAGGTTTGACTCTATCATCCATTTTGGAGTGGATAAAATTCGGTCAATATGGTTCTAAGAACAATAATAAGACACCAGATGAAACTATAACAAGTGAATGGAAAATAAATGAGCCTTTTGTAATTTTATGGGCTTACAAATTTACAGATGATGATAGAAGATTAGGTACTGATAAAGAACGAACCGCGTACGATGTAGAACAAAAAGTAAATAAAAGAATTTCAAATATACCACCAAAAGTAGATGGTACTGGTAGAGAAACATTTTTTACTACTCTTGATAAAATTAGGTTAGAAGTAATGATAGAGTTAAATAAAGATGAACTTCTTATTCCGTATACATCATCTAAAGATTCAGAAGAAGCTATATTAAAGATGATTAATAGCAAAACTAAATATTTTGGTTTATTTGCAACAACGAGGTTTGGAAAGTCTTGGTGTTTCTTCGAAAAAATTAAAAGAGAATATGTCAAAAAAAATAAAGTAGGTATCCATGTTGTGTTTTGTCATGACACTAAAGTATTTAATGGTTGGAAAAATAAATGGAAAAACTCTTATAAAGATTGTATGGATTTTGTGAAGTTGAAATCCAACAAAGATTTTGATTTTAACAAGACACCAATAAGAAATACACTTGTGGTTCTTTCACCACAACTTATAACGGCTTCGACAGAAAAGAAAGATTTTCCTAACTTTGAAGAAAAGTTAAGTGCACTTAAAAAGTCATATGATATAAAGTGTGATGAATTATTTGTGGACGAGGCACATAATTACTTCACTCCACAGTGGGAAAAATATTATGAGTCTATTTGTAATGGTGTAATAACGCTATCATCTGGTACTCCCTGTAATATAGTTTTAAATCACCAAGATAAGTTTGATGAGTCAAATACATTTTTCCACGGAATCAAGGAATTTCAGGAAAAACTTTTAGGGGATCTTAATATTGATTTACAACTTGAGGTTAAATTAATTGAACTTTCGAATTCAGATGGTTCTGATTTTAATCTCCATAATTTACAGAATACTGATGATGGTATATTGACAAATCTATTTCATTTTGAAGAATTAGTTGGAAAAATGTTAAATCCTGATTCTAAATTTTCTCCCATATTTTCAAGGGAAAGAAAACATCATATTGCACTTTTAGATACTGTAGCTGCATGTAGGAAATTTAAAGAACTTATACTAAAACATAAATATTCTAACAATATTGTCCCTATACTTGTAGCAGGTTCAACGGGTAGAGATGCTTGGAATGAGGACGAAGTTAATAATCTTATCTTAAAGGCAGAATCGGAAGGTAAACGAACAATTGTTTTGAGTGCTGGTAGTATGATTCAAGGAGTTTCAGAAAGACATTGGAAAAGTATTATTAACTTATCTTCTAAATCTACTTATGAAATTTATTTCCAACTATTCGGTAGAGGTTTTGGATTTGATATTGATTTAGATAATCATATTGGTAAAACAACTAAAGTTGAGAAAGTTATTATGTGGGATTATAAGCCGGATAGAATTTATCAAGTAGGAGCTGAGTTTGTTGATTCTATGGCTAAGATTAATGGTGGTGACCAAACAGCTGCTTTAAAATATTTCTTTTCAATTATTGATATTACAAAGTATGTTGATGAAAGAAGAACTTGGTCAGAACCTAAAAAACTTGAAGAAATAGAGTCTAAGATTAATAAAATTGTAAATAAAAATACAATTAGGAGAGGACTTACTGTTGGTACTTGTTTAGATAAATCTTTTGGCGTTGATGAGTTAGATTCTACTTGGATAGAATGGGCAATAAAACAAAAATGGTCATCTAATAATAAGGCACAAAAATATAAATTAGATTTGTGGAAACGGAATCTTGGTAGACAAAAAACCGATTATTCTAAATCCCAAAAAGACAATACAGAAAGAGTTAAAAATGAGATATTAGATTTACGGGATCAGGTCAAGAAATCATTCGAACAAACTTTGAGTAAACTTGATATTGTATGGGCGGTTTATAAATCTGAGGGGAAGGTTGATAAACATATAGATGAACTTTTTAAGTATCAAGGTGAGGATGAGTTCTCAGTAGGGTTAGAATTACCAAACGAAGGACTTTCAAGAATTTTTGTGGAAACTATAAGAAAATTTGGTTTAACTGATAAGATTAATGGTAAACTAAAAAATAGTAGAATCGAGGGGATTCGAAACTATTTAGATATGGATAGAGAAACTCTTATTTCAACTACAAAAAATGGAATTGATAAGTGGTTCACCTATGGTGGTGATGATACTCAACTTTCAGTAGAGAATTGGATAGGATGTTTAGAACCTTGGGTTAAGGAACTTAAATTAAAGGATAAGAAAAATTTCGTTTTTCCTCATGCTAAAAGTGGTAGTGGGATTATTGCAATGGCCCATTTACTGAAAAGATACTCTATGATTATTTTTGGGAAAGTAGGTGTTACAAATGAAGAAATTATAGAATTACTAAGTTATGAAGATGAAAACTCTTTTTTTGAAAAACTTAATAATACAATGGGATTTATTAAATCTTCTACAAACAAGAAAGATTTTATTATTATTAACCCACCATATTTTAAACATATAGAAATATTTATTAAATGTTTTCATGAACTTAATTTTGGTGGTACTTTAATTTGTTTACATCCAGCTACCCCTTTTCTCAGTAGGAAGATTGTAAATGAAAAACCAAGTACAAAAACAATTAAAAAAATTGTTTCCGATTGGGAAGCTATTCTCACCTTATTAAATGGAAATGAACTTTTTGATATCAATCAAGAAGCCCCACTTAGTCTTACGAGAATCAAAAAGGTAAAAAACAAAAATATAAAAGTTGTTAACAACTACTATAAAAAACAAAACAAAACTATCACATATACTAATTTAGATGATATCTTTATACATGGTAATTTGTTAGTAAATTCAATAAAAGAAAAAATTGATAAACAAAATACTAATTCTATAGAAGAAAATTTATTTAGGAAAACAAAAAAATATAAAAAATATTTACTCAAGGTAAACGCTATATCAACTGGTGTTCCGAAAAATGGAAAACCGAGTGGTAAATTTCAATCAATAATTTCTAAAAAATATGAAAATTCTTTTGACGAACTTTTATATACAGAAAAAACTACTGAAAATACTTCAAATGAAATTACATTTGATTCTGAGATTGAAGCACTTAATTGTTTTGATTACTTACTTACAAAGTTTTCAAGATTCGCCGTTTCTACTCTTAAATTGAATCAAAACTTACATCGAGGTGAGTTAAGGGCAGTACCTTATCTTGATTTTACACAAGAGTGGGATGATGAAAAGTTATTTAATTATTTTGGATTTACACAAGAAGAAATAGATTTTGTTAATGAATATATTCAGGATTGGTATGAACAAGATACTAAATGATTATATAAGTCATTCTCGTAATTTTGATTATATGAGTGGTATAGATAGAGATAGGGAAAGACAGAAAGCAACAGCTGAAGTTTTTACATCAACTAAATATGTACAAGAAATATTAGATGATGAAGAAAAAAAATCACCTGATATGTTTTATGATTGGACTAAAACTTATATGGATAATTCTTGTGGTGATGGTCAAATTCTTTCAGAAGTGGTTATACGGAAGATGGAACAAAGTAATTGTACATTAGAACAGGCATTATCCACTACCTATGGTGTAGAACTGATGGAAGATAATGTTCAGTTATGTAAAGAAAGATTGGCAGGTCCAAATCCTACACAAGAAATATTAGATATATTAGACAAGAATATAGTGTGTGCAGATGCATTAACATATCATTATAGATTTGATGACACTCATCCAACTAATAGTTATGCTGAAAATAAGTCCGGCGAATTTTTTGATTTTAAAAATAAAAAGACGTTTTGAAAAATTACGTGATATATATAGATGAGTATAAAAATTTGTCGCTCAATAGAGGACAATAACATAACCGAATGTCAAGGCTCAAAAGAGATTGATGTTCATAGTTGACTAACGTAACTAACAGGAGAAATAACATGACTAAAGTTGCACTTCACACAGGTATCCCTTTTTTCGATAGAGATACATTCTTAACACCATTTGACGCATTATTTGACCAAGTGGTAAACACACAATTTCCAGACATAGCAAAGACGGTTGGGGTGAATCCGTATAAAGGTTCATCGTATCCAAAAATAAATGTTTATGAATGGGATGATAAAGTTGGCATCATCGCAGAAATTCCAGGACTTCGTAAGAAGGATTTGAACATTCAAGTTGAAGATGGTATCTTAACTATTTCAGGTAATAAACATAATACATTTGACGTTGACGGTGCTAAAGTACTTCGTAGAGAGTTGAAGCAATCTTCATTCAAACGTTCATTTGAATTAGGTGAATTACTTGATGGAGAAAATATATCAGCTAAATTTGAAGATGGTATATTATCTATAGAACTTCCCAAAATAGAACCAGAAATTCCGATGGTTAATATAGTAAAAATTTCATAAAATAGAAATTATTACTATTATATAATAGAGTGGGTTCAACCAATTTTTAGTTTCCATTATAAACAAACTTAAAAACAACCGAGCCCACTTTTATTATATCAAAATAATATAACTAATAAATACAGGAGAAAGTAAAATGAGTTATAGTATCAATCCGTTATCGGATAGAGTAGTTATAGAAGCCGCAGAAGCTGATGAAGTTTCCACCGGTGGAATTATTCTTCCCGATACGGCACAAGAAAAACCGCAACGCGGTAAAGTAGTAGCAGTTGGTCCAGGCAGGACAACTGATAGTGGAACATTAGTAAGTCCATCCGTTAGTGTAAATGATGAAGTCCTATATGGAAAATATAGTGGAACTGAAATCAATATTGATGGAAGTGATTTATTAATTGTTCGTGAGAATGACATAATGGCTAAGTTATAGGAGAATGAAATGGCTAAAGAAATAAAATACAATGCTCAATCCCACTCAGCTTTGATGTCTGGTGTAGACCAACTTGCAAACGCGGTTAAGGTTACATTAGGTCCAAAGGGTAGGAATGTAGTTATTGAAAAGAAGTTCGGTTCTCCGCTCATAACCAAAGATGGGGTTACAGTAGCAAAGGAAATTGAACTTGAAGATAAGTTTGAAAGTGTAGGGGCAGAGTTATTGAAAGAAGTTGCGTCAAGAACATCTGATATAGCTGGTGATGGTACAACTACCGCCACGGTTCTCGCACAGGCCATCATAAACGAAGGAGTGAAGAATGTTACAGCGGGTGCAAATCCAATGTCCATTAAACGTGGGATTGATTTTGCATCAAGTAAAGTTGTAGAGTCCATCCGTAACGCAGCTAAAGACCTTCCAGATTCAAATCAAATTGCTCAAGTAGCTACAATCTCAGCAAATGATGATAGTGAGATTGGTGGAAAGATTGCTGAGGCAATGGAAAAAGTTGGTAAAGACGGTGTTATTACTGTAGAAGAAAGTAAGACAGCTGAAACATATTTGGATTTCGTAGAAGGAATGCAATTTGATCGTGGTTATCTTTCACCATACTTCGTAACCGATTCTGATAATATGGAAGCAGTTCTTGAAGATCCATATATCTTATTACATGACAAGAAGATTTCCAATGTGAAAGACGTTCTACCTATTTTGGAGAAAGTAGTTCAGACAGGAAAACCAATCGTCATAGTAGCTGAAGATGTAGATGGTGAAGCACTCGCGGCACTCGTAGTGAATAAACTCCGTGGAACATTCAAAGTTCTTGCAGTGAAGGCACCAGGATTTGGAGACAGACGTAAATCAATGTTAGAAGATATTGCGGCACTCACCGGAGCAACCGTAATTTCTGAAGAAGCTGGTCATAAATTAGAGAACACAACTCTTGATTTTATGGGAACCTGTTCACGTGTTGTATCCGACAAAGACAATACAACCGTCGTTGGTGGTAGTGGTGATGTAGATACAATTAAATCTCGTATTAATGAAATCAAAGTTCAGATTGAAAAATCCACTTCCGATTATGATATTGAGAAGTTACAAGAGCGACTTGCTAAACTAAGTGGTGGAGTTGCAGTACTAAATGTTGGAGCACCAACTGAAGTTGAAATGAAAGAGAAGAAAGCTCGTGTGGAAGATGCGTTACACGCAACCCGAGCAGCAGTTGAAGAAGGTATCGTCGCTGGTGGTGGTGTTACTCTACTTCGTGCTATTTCAGCTCTTGACGATGTATCAGTAGATGATGAACAAATGGTTGGAGTGAATATCATGAGAAAAGCACTTCAAGCACCACTTCGTCAAATCTGTGAAAATGCTGGTGAAGAATCTTCCGTCGTAGCACGTGAAGTTCTTAATAGTAAAAATGGAACTGGGTTTGATGCTCGTAGTGGAGAATATGTAGATATGTTCAAGGCTGGCATTATTGATCCAGCTAAGGTTACACGTGTAGCAGTAGAGAACGCAAGTTCAATCGCTGGTATGTTACTCACAACGGAGGCCGTTATTACGGAAATTCCAAGTGACGACACATCACCTATGATGCCACCAGGCGGAATGGGTGGAATGCCAGGCATGATGTAAATCCACATTGGTAGTGGGATCACAATAAGTGGTCCCACTATTATGGATATTATAAATGGATATAATAAATGTAAAAGATACTTTATATCAAGTATTAGGTAAAATGGATGTAGATAAAACAAATGAAAAGGGAACAGATTACTGGAAAGATAAATACGGTGCAGACGCAGTACTTCGCAATGGTAATAAGTTCTATTTCTGTATGACTATAATAGACGCAGAATTTGATGATATTTAGGTAAAATCTATATTTATTACCAACAGGAGAAGTATATTATGTCCAATAAACAGGAAATGGTCAACTTTAAAATTTTAATACGTAGATTAAAAGAACTTGGAATTGATCCAGGAGAAGGTGATGGTAAAAGAGTTTATGGTGACGGTGAAGATAGAATAGATTTAATAGAACTCCCAGTCCAACCAGAAATATTTGAGTTGTTGAGTAAAGATGAAAAAGAAGCTTTATACATTTGGTTGAATAGATATAATATGCCACAGTCGTAGTGAATGATAAGTTATTAGAATTAAAAAGAAAAAAGTTACAACATCAAATCCTATATTTAAAAACTGAACTTGAAGAAACTACATTTATTTTTAATGATAGTTTAGTTGAGTTTGAAAAGGAATTTGGTGAGTATTTTAGAAAGAAAAAAACTTCTAAAGATGCTAAAAGAGTAGCTACGGATCCTATTGAATATGATATTCCAGAAAAGGATGTGAATATAGTATTTAAAAAGATAGCTCAAAAAACTCATCCTGATAAACTTGAAAACAAAAATATTTCTCAAGTTAGGCATAATAAATTAGTAGATTTATACAAAGAAGCATTAGGATCAGTAAAGAATAAAGATTGGTCAAGAGTGATGGAAATAGCAATGGAATTAGGAATTGACATTTCTAAAATTAAAAAAGATGATAGTAAGTATTTAGAAGAAAGTGTAAAGAAACTTACAGAGAAGATACATGAACTCAAAGGAACTTACGCTTGGCAATGGAAAGATACCCCAGAAGAAAATAAAGAAATAGTGAAAGAGGGAATGTTAAAATCTCTCGGACTAAACATTAACGAGGAGAAAAACGATGAGTAAATTAAATGAACTAAACGAACAGATTACTAAACTATACACTGAATTTTCAGAAAACCATGAAATATATTCTGAAAAGGGTAACAAAGCAGCAGGTGGTAGAGCACGAAAAGCTCTCGGTGAATTGAAGAAATTAGTTACCGGATATAGAAAAGCATCAGTAGAAGAATCTAAACAATAGTTAATATATATTATATTTATTACTATTAAGGATACATTAAATGTTAAGAAAAAATAGAATATTAGAACATATTGAACAGTTACAACTTTCGATGGAGAGATTAAGGTCAAACTTATTCGACGCCGAAGGAAAGGTTATTCCAGTAAAAGAACTCGCTGGTAGATTAGAAATAATGGAAGATAAAATATCTATTATTTTAAATCTCATCGAGTTAGAAGATGAATAACAAAGTAATTGGAGAGATCATGTGGAGACGCAAAATAGTAAAACATTTCCATATTTAGTAGGATTAGCAGCACTACTCGTAGCGGGTAGTGCGGCATTCTATTCAGTATATGGATTATCAAAATTATTCGCCGGAGCAGCATTAGCAGTAGTGATAATGGCAGGATCATTAGAGTTTGCAAAGTTAGTAACAGCATCATTCTTATATCGGTATTGGACTAAAATAAATGGGTTTATGAAAACTTATCTATTGGTTGGAACAATAACTTTAGTTGGAATTACATCAGCAGGTATATTCGGATTCTTATCCAATGCCTATCAAGGGGCCACAGTAGAGTTTGAGAAACAATCTACAAAACTGATTTACAAAGAAGATAGATTAGAACAGTTAGAAGAAGATAAGGTATATCTAAAAAGTGAATTAGAACAATCTGTAGCATTATTACCGGACAACTATATTACAGCCAGACGAAAACTCCGTGAAGATTACAACCCAAAAATTTTAAACCTAAATGAACAAATATTAGATATTAAAGAAGATATTGGAGATTTAAAAACAGTATTAATTGAAACCGGTGTTGATGTAGGTCCAGCTATCTATCTTGCCAGAACATTCAAAACCGATATAGATACAGTAGTTAAGTTTTTTATATTCATCCTCATTTTCGTGTTTGACCCAATGGCTGTCGTATTAGTTATTGCATATAACATAGCAATGGTTCATAGAGCAGAACATCACACTCCACCAGAAAATACAGAACCAAAGAAACGAAAAAAGTGGTGGAAACTATATGGTGAAGATAAACCATTATTTGAGAAACTTGTTAAAGAAACAATAGAACCGGATATTACTGAAAAAAAGTTAGATAAGGTTATAGAAGAAACAAAAGTTATAAAGGAAACTCCAACAGTCCCACAAGATCGTGGAATACACTATCCAGTCGTAGAAAATAAAAATAAATAAACAAAAATAACACTTGACTTGTATTGATCTTTTCCGTATATTCTAATAGAAATTAAATGGAGAAACTAATGAACTCGACAAATGATACAGAATTAAATTTCATAGATGATAGATATGACGGTCCTGATGTTGGTGAGTTATATGATATTGAATTGGAATATAATGAAGAAATGCCTATGAGAGCATATGAAGAAAATGTTGGAATAGAACTTTATGATGATGAAGTATTAAATATGATATCAGAACCAGAATATTTAGGAGATAGATAAATGACTTGGTTTTTTGATGAAGAGTTTGAGTATTTTGATGAAGATACTAATATTTATTATAATGTATCGTGGAATGTAACGAGTGATGAAGTTCACATAACAAAAATTAATGAAATGTCTGGCGATGATTTTTGGAAATTTAATGAAAATCTTGCTGGCGAAATTATGGACTATATAGATATGGAATATGTTAATGATGAAGATTTTTGGTTTGACAAATCACACCCAGAATTATAAAAAATAACACTTGACTTTCTCATTTTTTTGTTGTAAGATCAAAGGAAACTAAAAGGACAAAATCATATGGTATATAATGAAGTAAAAAAATTAGCAGGTAAATATCGTAAAGAGTTAATTCCGATGTTAAAGAAAATGGGATTTAATGCTTCGATAACTTCTAGCAACACTTATTGGAAAAATACAATATCTGTTACTATTAAAACGGTCCCAAAGAATTTTCCAGTTTGGTCAGAAAAATATAGTCGTTGGCAATTAATGGATAAAGCGGAAAGATTGAAAAAATCCATTGGAAATAGAATGAATGTTTTATTTGAAGATACTGATGTTGAAGGTAATGTTAAATTTGATAATAATATCCCATTTATAGAATATAAAGGATCTGAAGATGCATACTAAAAGTTGGTTACTTGTAATGTCGGATGATGACATAGGCATAAACTCAAATGACATTAAAACAATATACCACGGTAAGACAGAAGATGAAATGGTAGAAATGATGGATTTATTTCAAGATATGAATGACCATATGATTTTACATTTGATTGAAGTTGATAAGGACGCTACATATGAAAATTTAAAAGTAGAGCATGGACAACCAGTATTATTTATGGATAGTAAACATAATTGGAATAGTGGTAAAACATTTGATGACATACTAGATGATGTATTAGAAGAAAAAATTAATGACGCAATACAAACAGGCGACATTGGTGTCGCATAAACAAAGGAAAACAAAATGAAACAAAAAGTAAGTAACTCATATGAAGTAGATGGAATTCGTTATATGGAATGTTCATGTGGACGTGAAGTTAAAAGTGTAGGAGATGAAGCGGTATCCGTAAAGTGTAGTATGTGTGTTAATATGGTTATGGCACGAGACTACCCAGTTGAAAAATCAAAATCAGCATATAGTCCAACCGGTCGTCCAGTTGGATGGCATTGGATGTCAGAATTTGTTGATGTGGATGGTAATGTTTTTCATAAGGGTAAAGAACAACCTAAACTCAAAGGTACATTAAAACCTACGAAAGTTATACCATCCAAGAAGAAAACGAAACGTAGAACTAAACAACAGATGTTACTTGCTATGGATAAGGAACGGAAAGTAGCGTTAAAGAAAGCAATCAAAAAACAAAAAGATTTTTTAAATCACAAACTCGGAGAAGAATAAATATGGAATTAATGAATTGGGTTATAAAACCATTTAATACTGTTACAATGTGGATGAATGAACAGATGTCCAGTACTATGTTTGGATTAAAAATATCAACGTGGATGTGGATAGTATCAGCAATGTTATGGTGGAATATAATAGATACTGGTATAGAATCTAAAATAGATAATGCTTATAATATGGGTTTTAATGCAGGTATTAAATTAACAGAGGCAATAAAATAATGGCAAGAAAAAAGAAAAAAGATACACCGTTTCATATAGCTCATAATTATAAACAGTATGAGTTAAAGGATGGAACTAAATTCTGGGCAAAAGATGATCCTGACGCTGAACTTTACAGAAAAAAGATGGGAGAAATAAAATGACATTAAAACCAATGAAGCCAATAACAAAACCAGGAGAAGGAACACCACGTCAAAAGTATATGAGTCAGGAAGTATTTCTGGAAGAACGATACCAAATCTCTGCAGGATTAAAAGGTCCTAAGCGATTAGATAACGAAACCCACGAAGATTTTGTTTTACGTCGTAATGCAGAAAGTGGGTTACTTAAAGAATATCTCCGTGGAGTTTGGGTGATAGATGGTAATTCAACGGCATTAGACAAATGATGTCCGAACTTACAATAATGGATAGAAATTATTTTAAGTCCAAAGAGAATCCCGATGCGGAACTATATGCATTTCGAACTAAATGTTGTGATGAAAGTGTTGAACAACACACTCTAAATAAGAACGTACCAGAAGAGTGGGAACAAGTTGAAAATCATTGTGAACGTGTATTGAATCAATATAGTAATTTTGAATCAATCACTCCAATTTTCTGTGATGAATGTGGGAGACTGTTGGAATATCAAGTAGTGTTGTATAATAAGAAAACGTGGGGATGAATACTGTATTAAAAAAACTTAAACATTTACGGTCAACTATGATTCAATGGGCGGACTACAATAAAAAACGTGTTAATGGTGGTGAGTATAAAATACCACCAGGTAAGGAATTGAATTGTACAGATAGAGATTGGAGTAGTGATTTTAAATATGTTACTAAACTTGAATATGGTTATATGGATGACGGTTATATAAGTGAGTTAGATTTTAAATACTGTAACAGATTATATAAGGTATACAGGATGGTTTATGCGAAAAATAATTAATTGCAACAAAGAACATAATCCGGTTATAAATAAGAAACTCAAAAAAGTTTCAGTTGAAGATGGGTTAAAAATAGCAACAGAATTATTCCAGATTTTAAGTAAAAATAAATCGGGAATCGGATTGGCAGCCCCACAGTGCAATATAGACGCTCAAGTAGCAGTAGTAAATGTTAGAGAACCACTTATACTAATCAACCCAACAGTAATTGAAAAATGGGACGAAATAGATTTTTATGAGGGATGTCTCTCATATCCAAAGAAAGGTGTACACACCAAACGATATAAGAATATTATAGTACATACAGAACAAGAAGAAAGTAATTGGTATTTTAGTGGAGTTTCAACAAACAGTGGTAAAGGAATTTGGGAAAAAGAAAATGCAGATGATAAAGATTTACGGTTACTTGAAGCAATCGCTGTACAACATGAAATTTCACATCTTAACGGAAAAACAATATTTGATTATGAGAAAAAAATAGTTCCGTTTAAAAATGATAAAATGTACGAAAGAAATGATAAAGTAAAAGTAAAAAATAATATAACAGGAGAAATTAAAAATTTAAAATATAAAAAGGTTATGAATGATTTAGGTAATGACAAAAAATGGACAATTTTAAATTAAATGATATTTATTATAGGACAAGGACAGCGGAGTTGCTACCGTTTCCCGAAACCTTAGTAAGTAAGGATTACTTGTTCTATAACATTAATAATCTACTAAGGAGAAATAAAATGAAATGTCAAATTTGTAATAAAAGTTTTAAAACAATGATGTGGTTATCACGACATCTATCAAAAAATCACCCTAATATATCTCACGAGACTTATTATCAAAATTTCATGGCAGAAAATGATAATGAAATATTATGTAGTAGAGACGAATGTAGTAATAAAACTCAATTTAAAAATATAGGAACTGGATATAAATATTATTGTTCTATTAAGTGTCGTGGTATAGATAATAGAAATTTAGACAAAAGAAAATGGAAACTTCTATCAGGTATTGAAAATATTGATTATATGAAATGTCAAATATGTGGGAAAAAACTAAGACAAATACATTTTAGACATTTAGATACTCACAATATAACATTTCAAGAATATAAAAATAAATTTCCAAACGCGCCGGTTGTTTGTAGTGAATATTCACAATTAACTGCTGATGGAAATTCTAATAGAGAAGTAACAGAAGAAACCTGTGAAAAAATTAGCAATGCCAATAAAGGAAGATTTGCAGGATATAAAAATCCATCTTGTAGAAAAGATGTTAAAGATAAAATAAGAAAATCATTACTTAAATTTTATCAAACTGACGAAGGTAAATTAAATAGGTTAAATAAACGAGAAGCTGTTATTGAAAGAATTGGATTAACCGGAAGCATTATTGGTTTTAATAAAGTTGCTTGCGAGTACTTTGATTGGTTAAATAAATATAATGGATGGAATGGACAACATGCAATGAATGGCGGAGAGAAAAAGGTAGCTGGATATTTTGTGGATTATTATGAATCGATATATAATATAGTGATAGAATGGGATGAAGATAACCATTATTTTAATGGCAAGTTAAAGAAAAAAGATATTGAGCGTATGAATGAAATAAAAGAAGTATTAAATTGTGATTTTTATAGAATTAGAGAAAGAGATTTGACGTTTGAAAAATATTAAAAAAGCTAAACCGCTTATAGATAGTGGAAAATGGGAAATTTATACTGGAGGTCCAATCACTTGAAGAAGAAAATAAAATCACCAATAAAACGAAAATGTCATAATTGTGGAAAGATGGCAACTAATCCATTAGTATACCACGTAGTTCCACCTCTTGGATCATTTGAAGAAATGCCAATATATAGAAAGTCTGATATTAAAATAGATAGGTCGGACTTAAAGGGTAAAAGTAAAATACAACTATATAATTATTGTGATGTTGAATGTTGTAATAATCACAATAGAATTTAATTAAAAATAAAGCTTGACTTTTACGATTTTTCGTAGTATATTAAGGCAACAAATGAGGAATAAAAAATGAGCACTCGGTCATATATAGCAAAGAAACAACCAGACGAAACATTCAAGGCAGTATATTGTCATTTCGACGGGTATCCAGAAGGGGTTGGACAAACATTAGTAGATAGTTTTACTGATGAAAATAAAGTAGATAAGTTACTTAAACTCGGATCATTATCATACTTACGAGACGACATTGAAACACAAAATAATTTTAAAACATTCCCAATAAGAGGAAATGAAATTGAATTGAAAGATGTTACAATGGCATATCATAGAGACAGAGGTGATGATTTAGAAATAAATGAATTTTCTAACTTGGAAACAATGTTAGATTATTTTGATAAGTCATGGGGGGACTATCTCTATTTATTTGAGAATGTGTGGTTAGTTAAAAACGATGACAATGATTTCTTCATGGAAGTCAAGGAAGTATTAAATGAAAACAGTTAATATACAACAAGGGAGTTTTAAATGAAAACAATTAATATACAAATAGTAGATGAAAGTACTATGGATGCTTTGATTATAGCATTAGTAAAAAATAGTTATACTGTATCACTGACAAGACAAGATGGAATTTCAAATCGTTTTGTTACTTTTAATGTTCCTGATAGTGACGTGCTAAGTAATGACTAACATCAAAAAAGACCCAGGACTTTATCCAAGTGATTGGAAACCACCTACAACTATTCAAGATATTCAAAAGATATTTGAAGCACATAACTTCTTCTATGGTCGAATGATTGGAGGTTCTAAATCACACTATCATCAAGAGCATCCAGTAGACTTAATTGTGTTTAATGCAAATGTAGTGATGCCAGAATATGGGAAAGTGTGGCATGGCGACGTTTCGATTACTATTGATGGTGATACTCTAAAGGAAATTGCAGAATGTTTAGATACTACATTATATGTAAATGATGAAATGTCCGCAAGATTTGGTAACGAAAATAGACCAGTAAAAGAATTGATATCAGAATCTTTATGGAATACTGACGAACCGGTTATGAATTTAGAACAATGGATAGAAAATCGTAAAAAATATGAGTGATGTTTATATGCAACCATTTGTCCACGACGCGTTAGAAGAATTAGAAAAGAGTAATTTTTTTGATAACTATGCTCACTACACTAATATTGATGATACAAATATGGTTCGCCTGACGCGACAGAAAACTAACGATAGACGTACACGATCTGGTTTAATAGAACTAAGTAAATTAGAAAGTCTTGAAACTAAGCTTGATGTAAAGAATGAATTGATTTATCTAATGGACGGTGATATGCCAGATTTAGAGAGGCATCCAATAGGAAGAAAATTAAATAAGTTATGGAAACTAATCAAAGAAACATCAGTTACAGATTCCGAGAGAAAGAATAGGCAAAAAGAGTTCGTGGATAATATGAGGCATCATATCCGTCATCAATTATACCCGAGAAAATACACAACTCAAGAATATACTGATTCAATTCGTAATTGTCCACCAACAAAAAACAACTTAGAAGATTGTAATGGAATGTATAAAGAGTATAATAGAAAAAGAGAAACACAGCAGAGGTTTATGTAAATGAAACATAAACACAATATAAATTTATGTAAAGAGCACAAAGTGTCGTGGTATAATGAAAAACACGATTCATACTACTGTCCAGAATGTACAATGTGGTTAGAAGAAAAGTTTGGAGAAATAAAATGAAAGTAACAACAGACAAAAAAGGCACAATAATCCTGCAAGAGATTTATAACGGAGTTGTTTTAAAAACTAAACATGGTGAAGAAATTGCTATTTGTATGAGAGATAAAGGATTTGAATTTAGGTATATGAACAAATGGTATTCAGCTCAAAATGGAAAACTTAAAACATTTAAGGAAAAATAAAATGAAACTCTATAAAGGTGACTGTTTAGAACAACACAAGCATATAAAAGATGGAAGTGTAGATTTGGTGCTTACGGACTTGCCTTATGGAACGGTTAAAGGGTTGGGTAATAGCAGGGTAGCAAAAGAAAAAAAATATAATGTTTCTGAGTGGGATATTACTATTGATACCGATCAAGTCATGCAGATAGCCAATAGGATATTAAGAAAAAATGGCAAGATGATTTTAACAGCTAACCAACCTTTTACAACTGAATTAATATCAAAAGCTATTCCTAACTTACCTCATAGCTATAATATGTACTGGGATAAAATGCACTTTGCAAATTGTTTAGTGTCAAATAAAGCACCTGTAAGTTATATTGAAGATGTTTTAGTTTTTAGCAAAAAGTATGATGTTGAAAACTTGCACCCACTTAGAACGTATTTTGGTAACGTGCTTTCTTTTATTGGACTTAAAAAGAAAAATGTAATTGAGGCAATAGGACAAAGAGCTGACCACGTTTTTAGAATAAAAAGCTCACAATTTGAACTTTGCAAAAAAGAAACATACTTAGCTTTAATTACAGAATACCGAATTAATAATATGGATGGATTTTTAAATTACAGTGAGCTTGAAAAGATAAATGAAAGACATACAAGTACATTTAACTTATGGGAAGGCAACAAATACAAAAGCAATATACTAAAATACAAAAAGGATTATGACGGTTACCATCCAACGCAAAAGCCTGTATTGTTGCTTGAAGATTTGATTAAGACATTTAGTAATGAAAACGATTTAGTAGTTGATTTAACAATGGGTAGTGGAAGTACAGGAGTTGCTTGTATGAATACAAATCGTGATTTTATAGGTATTGAATTAGATGAAAACTATTTTAAAATTGCAGAAGAAAGAATTGAAAAACATACTAAACAAGAAAGATTATTTTAAGGAAAAATAAAATGAAGATTGAACTTGATGATAATATAGTATTTGTTTTTGGATTAATAGCAATCACGGTAATAATTGTTGTTAGTATTGTTTACGGAACAATTTAACAAAGGAGAAATAAAATGAAACTCTATAAAGGTGACTGTTTAGAACAACACAAGCATATAAAAGATGGAAGTGTTGATTTAATATTGACTGATTTACCTTATGGAACTGTTAAAGGGTTAGGAAATAGTGAAAGCATAAATCATGGAATGAAAGGGAAAACTGAATGGGATAGTGTTATTGATATTAATAAAATAATGGAAATCGCAAATCGTATTTTAAGAAAAAACGGCAAAATGATATTAACAGCACAGCAACCATTTACAAATGAATTAATAAATAAAGCACTGCCAAACTTACCATTTAATTATAGTATGATATGGGAGAAAGACCATTTTGCAAATGCTTTAACAGCTAAAAAAGCACCTTTAAATTATTATGAAGATGTTTTAGTTTTTAGCAAAGGCTCTCACGGAACTTATGGTGAAGATGATAGTTATAGAGAATACTTAAATATAGAACGTAAAAAAGCAAAACTAACACTTGATGAAATGTGTGGTGTTTGTGGATTAAATACAAAAGGACACGGTGGAGCCGCTTACCATTGGTGTAGTTCATTGCAACCATCAATGATACCTGAAAAACATTATTTAAAATTAAGAGAAGTAACTGGTTTTTTTAATAGGGAATACCAAGAGTTAAAGGAAATACATTTTAATTGTTTTAAAAGGTTCGCAAGCACCTTTAACCTATGGGAAGGTAAAAAATACAAATCAAATATTTTAAAATACAAAAAGGATTATGACGGTTACCATCCAACGCAAAAGCCTGTATTGTTGCTTGAAGATTTGATGAAGACTTTTAGCAATGAAAATGATTCAGTAGTTGATTTAACAATGGGAAGTGGAACAACAGGAGTAGCTTGTAAAAACTTGAATAGAGACTTTATAGGGATTGAAATAGACAAAGATTATTTTGAGATAGCTAAAAAGCGAATTGAAAAACATACTACACAACAAAGATTATTTTAAGGAGAAATAAAATGAAACTCTATAATGAAGACTGCCTTGATACAATGGCAAGAATGGAAGATAACTTTATTGACTTAACAGTAACATCTCCACCTTATGACAATTTAAGGACGTACAATGGTTATAGTTTTGATTTTGAAAGCATAGCTAAAGAATTGTATAGAGTAACTAAAGAAGGCGGTGTAGTAGTTTGGATTGTTGGAGATGCAACAATAAAAGGAAGTGAGACAGGAACATCTTTTAAACAAGCATTATTTTTAAAAGAATGTGGATTTAGGCTGAATGACACTATGATTTACCAAAAAGCAAATTTTATACCACTAACACATAAAAGATATGAGCAAGAGTTTGAATATATGTTCGTTTTCAGTAAAGAAAAACCAAAGTCTTTTAATCCTTTAATGATTGATTGTATTCACGCTGGCAAAACAATAAAAAGAAGCAGGAAAACTAATGAAATTGGTATAGGATTAAGAGAAACACAAACATCTTTAAAAACCAAAGATAAAAAACAGAAAGGTAATGTTTGGAAGTATAACACTGGCGGTTATAATACAGCTAATCACGTTGCTCAATTCCCAGAACAATTAGCGAATGACCACATAATAAGTTGGAGTAATGAAAATGATATTGTTTACGACCCTTTTATGGGAAGTGGAACAACAGCAAAGATGGCTATTTTAAATAATAGAAATTGGATAGGTAGTGAGATGAGTAGTGAGTATTGTGATATAGCAGAGAAAAGAATAAAAGAAACACAACAAAGATTATTTTAAGGAGAAATAAAACGAAACTCTATAATGAAGATTGCTTAATAGCAATGGATAGAATGATTGAAGATGGGATTAAGGTCGATGCTATAATTACAGACCCACCTTATGGAATGTCTTTTCAAAGTAATAGAAGAGTTGTGAAAGAAAAATTTGATAAAATAAAAAATGATTCAAATTTAATTTGGCTTGAAGATTTTTTAATAAAATCAGATAAAATTCTTAATAATAATTCATCTTTATATATTTTTTGTAGTTGGCATAATGTTGATAAATTTAAACAATCTATTGAAAAATATTTCAAAATAAAAAATATTATTGTCTGGGTTAAAAATAATCATGGCTCTGGAGATTTAAAGGCATCATACGCACCGAAACACGAATTTATAATTTATGCACATAAAGGAAGAAGTTTGTTTAGAGAAAAAAGATTGTCCGATGTTATGGAATTTCCTAAAATTTCAAGTAGTAAATTATTACACCCTACTGAAAAAAATGTGGATATGCTTGAAATATTTGTAAAAAATAATACAGATGAAACACAAATTATTTTAGACCCTTTTATGGGTTCAGGTTCAACAGGAGTTGCTTGTAAACAAACTAATAGAGATTTTATAGGTATTGAGATTGATGAAACATATTTCAACATTGCAGAAGAAAGAATCGAAAAACATACTACACAAGAAAGATTATTTTAAGGAGAAATAAAATGAAATACGAACAATTAACCGAAAAGTACGGCACAGACAAAATAGACGATGTCCCAGTAGAAATGTATAGTCAGTATGAAAAATCAAAAATGAGCACAATGAAATTAAAATTACATAGTGCAAAATTGGGAGATGTTATCAAAGATTATATCGAACATACTAATATTTCTAAATGGAGACGTAGTTTTGATTGGGATATCGTAGAAGAACAAATGCGCAAACATTTAAACCAAGCTACAGTTCAATGGCATCAATAAAATGAAAAACAATGATTATGTATGGTGGAATGGACAAGGCTGGTTATTCTTGGGGATGGATGAAGATGGAATAACTCACTTATACAGACCATTAGAGGGACACCCATTTGATGTGATAGAATTTGAGATGTTAGGTGCAGATGAATTAGATGATTTTTATAAACAAAACGGAGTTACAAAATGAATAACAGTCCAAAACGAGGTGAACCATCAACAACATGGAGCACAAAAGTACAAAAAGATACTGACGGTGAACTATACATAGTTTTACCAGACGATCTTACAGATAAGTTAAATTGGTTGCCTGGCGACATTATCGAATTCGACGAGACAGAAATGTTAGGTGACGTATTTGATGATACTGGATTCACATTAAGAAACTTAACGCAAGAAAAAGATGAACGCTTTTCTGGACATATCTATAATACAGAATAAATATAGGATAAATAAAATGAAAAATTATAATAAGTTAGTAAATTTATTCCCAATGGTGGGTATGAAGATTTAAGTATGTCTGAAGCCAAATTAATTAAATTTATAAAAACATATTCAGCTGAATTTCCACTATTAATTAATGGGAATGAAGTTTGGATGCATATTCAAAATGATATTCCCGATGATACTATACTATTTGAAACTGATATTAGCGAAAATACGGTGATTATAGATGAAAGTAATTAGCCCCGAATTAGAACCATTGGAACTATCAATTCCAGATAGCATAAAAGAAATGCGACATAAGTTAAATAAACATTGTCCAGATGAATACTATGTTGTAGATTTTCTTTACTGTGATATAGGTAATAGTGAACCAACTGTAGTTCAACCTACAAAAGTAATTGACTTAGAACTCTTAAAAGATTTAGTAATGCATTGGTTTGAAAATAAAGATATAACAAAGAAACTTGCTAACGGCAAAGAAGTAACTTTATTCCCCATGGTGGTAGCCTAACACAATATGACTAAATACACTAAAACTTTAGATAAGTTACAGTTGCTAATTGAATTAGTAGAAGAAACTGAATCAGATGAAGTTACTGACAATGAATTATTTGACGACCATTTAATATCTGCAAGTGTTATGATGAATGTAGTAAGAGATTTTCATACAGGTAAAAAAATGCCAGATGCTGATACAGAACGGGAAACGTTAGCTGAAACAATGAAAGCGGCAAATAAAATATGGAGAATACGAAACAAAATCAAGAATGGTGCAGGGTCAAGCAACAAACTCACTATAGATTTTGATATAGAAGATTTTATAAAACAGGATAGAAAGTTGGATGGTATAAAACATTATCGTAGTGAAATGGAAAAACTAACAGGTGATGCTCCATCACTCAAAACGAGTAAAGAGTATTGCGATGTGATTCAAGATGATATGAGACGGCGGGGATTAATATGATAGAACTTGCTATATTAGTAGTAGTAGGATTTTTATTTAACATGATAAAAGAAGGACTACAGAATATAATAGAAATTTTAGAGGATATTAGAAACAAATGAAATACAAATATAAAATAAAATCGTGGAAAAATGATTTGGGAATTACAGTTCATGAACCATATAAAAAAAGATGGTATGGATTATACACATCATTAGAAGGACATGCATCTGGAGATCCGTCGCATGCTAGAAATAGAATACGATTAGATGTAAACAATATGAATAAGCCAAAACCGAAAACTATTTACTACGATGTAGAAGTTAATAATAAATCAATAAAAATGGAAGAGGTAAAATGAAAAAACACAATGAAGAAACTTGCGAAGGATGTATATCCACTGATGGTGGAGATGTATGTTTCACAGACTTAAGAGAAATGATGGATTATCGCGACTCACAACGAAATTGGTTTATAGCAAAATGGGAAGACTGGATTTATTTTCCATTTCACCAAAAAGTTTTAAACGACTGGTGGGATAAAATTCGACCAGGGGCTTTGAAGCATTACTACCAACGAGCAAAACAAGGCTACTCTTACCAGGATACTTGGGGGATTGATTACCATTTAGTCACAATTCTAATTCCAATGTTTGAGAGCTTGAAAAAAGACCACGTAGGTGTTTCAATGGCTTTCTACGATGAAAAAGATGGAGTTGATGAAGATGGAAATCCAACAGATGAAGCGAGTGAGAAAGCAGAACAACGTATGCAGAATGTGTATGGGGAAATCATTTACGGGCTCAAGTGTGCCAAACTAATCCATGATGCTGACTACGATTACAAAAAAGACGGTGAGTATGAAAAATTGAATAGTTCTGTAAAACGTTCCTTTGAATTGATTGGAGAATACTTTTTCAGTTTATGGGATTAAAAAAAAAGTTTTGTATATTTATAATCATATAACTATAGGATATAAATAAAATGAAAATAACTAAAACACAATTAAGAGAAATGATTAGAGAGGAAATATTGAATGAAGGCACGGTATCTTCAAAGCAAATTAATGCTCTTGGAAATGGTATAGCAGATGGTGCTGAAAAGGCTAGAGATACTACTGAGGATAAGTTAATAAAGTCTGCGATTAATAAACTCAAAGGAAGTAATGTAACCTATGATAGGTATAAGGTTGTTACTGCTCATGGGAAAACGAAAAAAATTCCTGCTACTAAGGGTAAAATTGTAGATGTGAGATTTTATTATTTTGGGTCAGTTCCTAGCTTTGATTTTGACATAGAGTATATAGATGAAGATGGTAAAAAGAAAATTAACTATAAAGTCAAAAGTACGTACATATTGTAAGAACTGAAACTAAACATAGCTTTTTATTATTAGGAGAAATATTATGATAAAGCTTATACTTTTTCAGTTTATGGGATTAAAAAAAAGTTTTGTATATTTATAATCATATAACTATAGGATATAAATAAAATGAAAATAACTAAAACACAATTAAGAGAAATGATTAGAGAGGAAATCCAAGCACAGAGTAAGTCCATGAGTCAGGAATTTAAAACATCATTTAAAGAATCTGTAAATGAAGCTAAAGCACTTTCTAAGATGAATACTGATGAACTCATCAAGCATTGGGAAAAAGAATCAAAAACTGTAGAAATGATGAAAGATAAAAAACAAATTGATAAAACTGCATATAGAGTTGAGAGTGGAAAAATAGCAAGAATATTAAATTATTTAGGGGGACTCAAGAAGGATATGAGTGGCAATTAAGGAATTTTTATTCTGCTCACTACTGGTGTGGCAAATAGGAATAATAATCTACATCCTGCAGGAACTCAATGAAGCGGATGAAGATAGCGTATCGGACACAGATGAAAAACAGTATATCAAAGGTGAAGATGGATTCTTTTTAAGAAATTTTAAAAGAAATGAAAAGTTATATATATAGAAAGAAGTGAACTTGATAATATAATGAAAGGATTAAAACAAGCGCGATAATAACTATAATATTATCACGTGGAGTATATTTATTCCATTAAAAAGACTTGACTTTAACACAATAAAGTCGTATATTAAAAGGTTATGAAGAAAATACAAATAATAGCAGTATCGGATAATCATTGTGATTATTCATTTGATGTACCTGAAATTTCAGATGATGTTACTTCGGTGCTAGTACATGCAGGTGATGCAACATACACAGATAAACCAACTGAACTTCAAGATTTCATATATTGGATGAAAGGCCAAACACAGTTTGACTATAAACTTTGGATTGCTGGAAATCACTCCTTAGGGATTGAAGATTTTCCGTATAACGCAGAAGTCATAGATAATGAATGTGATTCTATGTACATACACGATACAGTAGTAGAGATAGAAGGACTTAAATTCTTCGGTAGTAACTTCACACCCGAATTTAATAATTGGGCATTCAATCTTACAGAAAGACAATCAAAAATATTTTGGGAGAATGCACCAGAAGCTGATGTTGTAGTTTGTCATGGCCCCCCATATAAAGTTTTAGATTCAGTTACACCAGAATATAAACACGAAAGACCATTAGGTTGTATTCACTTTAAAAATTATTTAGAACGAGTTAAACCTAAAGTTGCAATGTTCGGCCATATCCACGGTTCGGGTGGAATGAAAGAAACAATCAAATGGAATGATGATAGTGTGACTGAATGTTTTAACGTTTCTGTGATGAACGAGCAATATAAACTAACAAATCCAGTAACCATTATAGAGATATAGATGCCAAAATACACTCACGTAGATAAGGGATTAGATTTACTAAAGTGTATAGGTGTAATTAAAAAGTTTAAGTATTATACGAACACTGATTCCTATACTGTATTTGGAGACTTACAAATCCCAGGAATTAAACATAAAATTTATAATGCCGATGAACTTTCTAAATTAAGTGCAAGTGAATTATACGCACGAATAATTGTAGATTTTAACATGAATGAAGATGATAATCATAAAGGTTTTTTCTACAAAGTAAAAAATAAATTGAAAAAGTTAAGTAATGCTATCATTAATTGCGGAGCGGCATATTGGAGTGAAGACCATACGCTTGAAATCTATAATATAATGAATAGACTAATAAATGATGGAGAGATAAGTCGCTCTGAAATGTTACGGTGTAATGAATTATGGAAAAAATACAAAGATGAGTAAGGTAATTATATTATCAACTCCATCATTTAATGATAATTGGGTATATACTATGTTTAAACAAAATACTATAACAGAGAAATTAGATAAGTTATTACGAAGAATTATATTCACTACTTCTTCGTCTCAAACACTAGTTGAACGAAGTGATATTCTTCGGGTTAAGTCTATGATTGGATGTTATCCAACTACACAAATTAGAGAAAGAGATATGATAGAATGTAATAGACTTTGGAAAAAATATTCAAAATAATCCTTTACTTTGTCGTTTATTATGTGTAGATTTAGGTGTTATGAGAGATAAAAAAACAAACAAAAGATATAATCCAAAAGTTGAATTTGATAAAGTTATGAACTCTATCTGGTTTAAGAAGATTGTAATTCGAATGGGCTCAGAAGTTAATATTAAAAAAACGTTGGTGGACTAATGAAAAATGATAAAGAAAAATACTATGTTGATTGTGAATGTGGCTGTTCAACTATAAGAATAACCCTTTGGAAAGATTGGACTGACGATATAGAAATCTCAATGATGAGATATAGTAATTGGGGAAGCTCAACTTTGAGACAACGAGTATCTTATATTTGGAGAGCACTATGGCACGGTGAGTTAAGTGCAGATAGTATTCTGTTAAATAAGCAACAAACTAAATTATTAGCCGCACAATTAAATAAATTTCACAAACAAATGAAAAAAACTACTTGATTTTAACAAAAATATGTTGTATATTATAGGGTGACTAAATAAAGGCTACAAATGAAAAAATACACATTAACAATAAATGAAAAACAACTCGATATTTTAAATCGAGCAACTCACTCATTAATGAGACAGTTAGTTGGTCAGTTAAAATATGCATTGGATGATATTACATGGGATGATAAATCATTAGAAAAGTTAAATGATAAACAACGTGAATTATTAAAAACGTTAGATTCTGATTATGATTACAATCAAATGTTTGGACATACTGAAGATAGTGAATTAGCGTATGATTTACATCAAGTGTTGCGTCATCAACAATGGCTAGAGAATTTCGATAGAAACGAACACGTGGTTAGTTCTCACGTTACACAATTTGGAAAAACTGAATTAGCAAAATTAGAGGTGGTAAAATGAATTTCCCGGAAATAAATAATACAGAAGATATGGATAAAGAAGTATCAGTATCACAGTGGGATTTGATAGCAGTAGCAGAAACATTCCAACGTAAAGGATTTTACTTTGGTATATTCTCTGGACTTGGATTAGTTGGATTATTCACATTAATTAGGAGTTTGATATAATGAAAAAAATAGTAATAAACAGATGTTTTGGTGGATTTGGATTGTCGGATTTGGCTATTGAAAAATATGCTGATTTGTCTGGTATAGAATTAGAGTTGACCGCTAAAGATGATAAGTTTGGTGTTGGTAAGTATACATTTTTTGTGTGGGATTTGAACCGTGATGATGAAAATTTAGTAAAAGTAGTTGAAAAGTTGGGTGAAGATGCTAACGGACGTTATTCAGCATTAGATGTGTTAGAAATACCTGATGATGTTGATTGGGATATATATGATTATGATGGAGTTGAATTCATCTATGATAAAAATAGAGTATGGGGGCTGTAATGAAAAAAGAATATGGTACACATCTCAATATTATTTTAAACACAATGTGTTTATTTGCAGGAGTAAATTATAATGATATTGATATGCAAGAAGATAATTGGTTCTTTAAACATACTTGGTCTGAAGAAACAGAAAAAGAATTCAAACATTGGATGGTTAATTACTTGCATAAAATAAAACCAGCACAACGAGAAGTATGTGATAGTAGTTATATGAAAAAAGCTGATTGTGAAAGAGCAGTTGATATGTTTCTTTTGAATTATTCTTGGTGTAGTAAACAGCCGGAGTGGTATTTAAATGAAAAAAAGTAACGGTACACATTATATAAATTGCTATAATCAAAAAACAGAAAAGCGTGAGATGTACGAAGTACCTTATGATGTATCCGTTTATGTTAAACAATTGGAAATGAAAATAAAATATCCTGACAATTCAAAATTAACAAGGTTGTTTCCAGAATTAAAAGAGAGAGATTATGATGGTTATTAGAGATGAAATAAAGGAGAAACAAAATGGAAAATAGAGAAATGTTGTATGATAAAGATGCAAAATGTGATAACTGTGGAAAATTAGGTGCACATGATTTCATGGGGGATTACTTTTGTAAATTCTGTGCGTGTCTATCTTACACAGAACCAGATGATACAATACCAAAAGTAGGACTTGATGCTTACACTGAACTTGGTGAATCACACGAAGCCCACGTAAGACAAATTAAAAAATTAGAAGAAGAGTTAATTTTCTACAAACGTATAGATTGTGAAGGAATAGATTTAACGGATGGCAAGGGTAAAATTATGTATCTCGAAGAATCTCAGCACAGTGACCCATTGTTTTATAAACAAGACATATTAGAATTAATCAAGTGGATTCAAGATACTCAAAGTGAGATGGACTTGGGAATCAAATCTGCGAAGGAAATATTAAAGGAGTATTATGCAGACAGTAGCGATTGAAGAATTAGTACCGTTTATGAACGAAACTAAAATAACTGAAAGGACATTTATAGATTATGGATTTGATCGAACAGATGTATCTACAGAAGAAAGTGGGGAAGTAGAACCATCATATTACTATACATATGAGTTTGGTGATTCATACGACCCAGTATTAATGTCCAATGAAGATTTTTCAGGTGTCAATATTTTCAACCTTACTGAAGATTATAAAACTTGGCACACCGAGGGTGAAATGGTTTTGTTATTTATGTTGTTTCTAAAAGAAGATTAATAAAGTAATTGACATTACCAAATATTTGTCGTATATTACGTCGTAACAAAAAAGGAAAAACAACAAATGTATTATTCATATTACATACAATTTAGACGAGATAGAGGGGATACTGAAAGTATTTATTTTATTACAGCACTTGATCGCGATGAAGTAAGAGCATTTATACTGAATGAGTGGTTGACTGCACGTGGAGAAATATACTGTTTGACGCCTGTCGCTCAACCGGTGATTATAGATGAAAATTTAGAGTGGAATGTTTAAAAGAAGAAAAATGAATACAGAACATATACTAAGTGAATTAAAGGATATGACAATTGAGTTAAATTCTACAAATTCTAAAAATGATAAAATAGATATACTCTCAAAATATCCCACATTAAAAAATGTGTTATTATATACATATGACCCATATAGAATGTTTGGAGTATCCCCTAAAAATTTACAAAAGAATTCTCATTTATTTGAGAACACTATCACGGATTTATTTGAATTATTGGATATGTTATCTAACAGAGAAATTACTGGACATAAAGCAATATCAGTAACAAATGGATTTATAAAAACATATTCAGAATATAAAGAATTGATTTATAATATATTGGAGAAGAATTTAAAAACTCGGACAGATGCCAAGGTAATCAATAAAGTATTTCCGGGTTTGATTCCAACATTTGATGTAGCATTAGCTCACAAATACGAAGACCACGCTCACAAAATAAATTGGGATACAGAAGATTGGTATTGGACTCGTAAGTTAGATGGTGTGCGAGTTATTACACGTAAAGAAAACGGGGTGGTAACTTTTTATTCACGAAAGGGAAAAGAATTCCACACACTATCCAAAGTCAAAACAGCATTAGAAAATATGAGATTTAATAATTTTGTTTTAGATGGTGAAATGTGTATTGTTGATGATAACGGAAACGAAGATTTTACGGCGGTAGTAAGTCAAATTAGAAAAAAAGATTACACAATCGAAAATCCAAAATATATAGTGTTTGATTGCTTAACACTCGATGAATTTGATTCTAAAAAATCAGATGTAACATTGACCGAAAGAATGCCCTGGAATGATTTAGGTGTTTCTACTTACATAGAGCGATTAGAAATGACTCTCATTAAAAATGGTGAAGCTGAAATTATTGAATTGTTAGATATGGCGAATGATAAAGGTTGGGAAGGTATTATGGTTCGTCGTGATTATGAGTATGAAGGTAAACGGACAAGAAATTTACTCAAAGTAAAGAAGATGTTTGATGCCGAATACAAAGTTATACGAGTAGAAACAGGACCGTTCAGAATTATTAGTAAAGAAACTGGGTTGGAAGAAACGATAGAAACATTAACCAATGTGATTATAGAGCATAAGGGTGAAGTAGTATCTGTTGGGTCTGGATTTAGTTTAGACCAACGACATAGATATTATAATGATAATAATTTAATTCTCGGAAAGGAAATAACTGTGCAGTATTTTGAAGAATCAACTGATAAAACTGGGAAAATATCACTACGTTTCCCAACAGTAAAGCATGTATTTGAAGATGGTATTCGGGAAGTATAAAAGTAAATTGATTAATTTTTAATACCAACATTTATCTTGGTGTTTCGGTGTGGATTGATATATTTATTAAAGAATTTAATTTGAAAATAATAAGGAAGTAAAAAATGGCAAAAAGAAAAAAAAGTTTAGAAAAAGTATTGGAATCTATGAGAACAACCAATATACCTAAACTAGATGTACCACCAGACTTGTGGGATGGTTGCGAATTCGAAGAAATTGATGACATATCGGGGAAAACTAGAGAACAATATTTCTGTCAATACAATATAGAACAAGGTTCTAACTTTAGACCATCTTCTAAAACAATTGATATTTTACCACCTGGCTTATACAAGGCACAAGATGACCAATTCGGAAATTTTTTCAGTAAGGAAAGTTTGGATATTAGTGAATTGATTAGATTTCCAGATTCAATGGCAGATACCGTTATAGATGAGTTCGATACTTTCTGGACAATGAAGGATAGATATTTGGATCGTGGAGAACCACACAAACGTGGATTTCTTTTATGGGGCCCACCAGGTGGTGGTAAGACTTGTACTGTTTCCTTTATCATCAAAGATTTTATATCACAAGGAAATGTAGTATTTATATTTAATTACAATTTAATGAGTGCACTCCGATCATTTAAAAATATAGAACCAGATAGGAAAGTACTTATCGTAATGGAAGATATTGATTCGCTAATTAAAGATAGGCATGAAGAACAGGCCGTATTAGAATTCTTAGATGGTTCGATTCAACATTCAAATACTATTGTAATTGCTACGACGAACTACCCCGAAGATTTACCTGATAGAATAATCAACAGACCATCAAGGTTCGATAGAGTTTCTTATGTGGGCGTTCCTTCCCTGAAAGATAGAATACTTTATCTAACAGAGAAATCTAAAAATTTATCTAAACCACAAATTAAAGGTTGGGCTAAAGAAACTGATGGGTGGACACTCGCACATCTCAAAGAATTAATTATCGCAGTTGAGGTTTTCGATTTAGACTGCGATGATACAGTTGACCGGATTAATCTCATGCGAGCTAAACACGAGCACTCTGAGAGTTACGAAAAAGAATTTCGTGGGAAGAAAAGTACTGGGTTTGTATAATGGGTGACTGGGGTAGAGTGATAAAAAGGTATGATGATGGAACACCGTTCATACGTATAAAGAATGAACATCTACTACCGGAACGAAAAGGACAATGGAGTGGAATTTTAAAAGCCGCTATGTTGTTTAGTCCATGGTTGGTATTCACAGTAGTATGGAATTTCAATTGGCCAGAAGCAACTCCTGTGGATGATGTATTCTTTGCAACTTGTTTTTATTTCTTTAATAGAAGTTTTATAAATCGGTTTAATTAAAATGCCAATATATGATTACATTTACCAGTCATGTGGATTGCAAAAAGAAGTACTACAAGAAGAAAACCCATTGACCCATTATGTCCAACGTGTTGCTATAATCATGAAATTCAAGGTGATGTCGAAATAATGAAATTGGATAATTCAAAATGGCCATTTGGGAGAACTGGATTCTTAAACAAGAAAATGAAAATGAAAACAAAATAAATGAAAAAGGCATTAACATACGACGATATTGGCATAGTTCCAAAATATAGTGAAATACTATCCAGAAGTGATATAAACTTAACAACTCGTTTCACAAAGAATACTGAAATAACTATTCCAGTAGTTTCTTCTCCAATGGATACTGTTACTGGTTACGAAATGGCATTAGAAATGATGGACTGGGGTGGAGTTGGTGTTCTACATAGATTCAATACTATTGAAGAACAAGCTCGTATGATGAACGAACTTCACACTGAATGGGATAAGTTTTTTGGTATTGGTAAAGATTTTAGTTCATATGAAGAAACGTGGGAAAAGTGGAATAGTAAGTTCAACGGAAATTTACTTAGCAGTCAACTCACTCCGAATAAAGATGATTGGGATGACTTAAAGGAAGATATGTCATTTGTAGATGAGATGGAAACGATGAATAAACGATGGAGAAGAAAACCATTATGTGCAGCCATAGGAGTCACCGGAGATTACTTAGAACGAGCACAAGAATTAGTAGCTAACGGATGTAATGTACTACTTATAGATGTAGCACACGGACATCATAAATTAGTAAAAGATACAATTAGGGAGTTAAAAAATGGACTTAGAGGAGATGTTGAAATCATCGGAGGTTCGATTGCAACCGGAACCGCGGCAAAGGACTTATGTGAGTGGGGAGTTGATGGATTGCGAGTGGGAATCGGAGGAGGTTCAGTGTGTTCTACCCGCATACAAACCGGGGTTGGTGTTCCTAATATCACTTCCATTCAAGATTGTTGCATCATTGCTGATACTTATAACGTTCCCGTTATTACTGATGGTGGGATTGGGTACATTGCTGATATCTGTAAATCTATTGGCATTGGGGCTGACAGTGTTATGCTGGGATCGTTGCTCTCAGGTACAAAAGAAACTCCTGGAGAAATTCACAAAGACGGTCTCTGGCCAAACGAAAGATTATATAAAAAATACTCCGGTTCAGCCTCCCTTGAAAACAAATTAAAAAGAAATGAAAGCAAGAATGTAGAAGGTTATTCGTTTCGTGTTGAATACAAGGGTAAAACAAAACGTATATTAAATGATATTTCTGATGGATTAAGATCGTCTATGTCATATGTAGGTGCATCTAATATAGAAGAATTTCAAACTAAATGTGAATTTGTAGAAGTAACAAATGCTGGTATTATAGAAGCTAAACCACATTTAATGAATTAAAAAACAAGAAAAATAAAAAAACCATATTTATCTCAAATCAGGAGATACTTATGAATATAGATAAGATAATTTTATTATTACGAAAGGCTGTAGAAGACAAGGATTGGAAACTTATTATGGAGTTAATAGAAGATTTATTATATGAATTGGATGATCCACTAGATGCTTATAGAAACGATGAAGATTTAGATGAAGATAATTTATGGTAAACACATGGGGCCGAAATTGGTTTCGATTCATGTTATTTGACGATAGAGTGCAACACAAGTTTGAGTACGACTTGTTACAACAGACTCACAAACTCAAATGGTGATAATTCACTAGACGGTTTGGTAGTGGATTGGCATTTAGCTAATTCAGAAATGGGATTTGACAATTATGTTGAACCTACTTCAGATTACCAATCAACTTACGCTTTAGCGGCATGAGTTCTTGGGTTGTTTAACACCCGAGTATAAAAGAAGTTAAACACACTCTCTTTTTATATTTAGAGAATAAAAATAAAATGTCAGTTACTGGATATGTTCTGTGCAAAAGAAATCCACATAGTTGTTTGTTAATTGCTACTAATAGAAATTAACTAAGTTGTGAATGACTTTACGAAGAAAACAGAGAACACGGCGGTTCGATTCCGCCCGGCTCCACTACAAAAAATGGTTATGAAAAAATACTACTACGAAAGAAGTCGTCTATTAGAATCAGAAGTTAATATAACTTTTGAAGAACTATTATGGAAAGACGATACACAAACTACACAATGGATAGATGAATTACGAGAGTTCGTAATATACGAATGGGACACTATGGGTGTGCCTCCAACTATTGGCCAAAATACTGATAAAATAAAAAAGAACTTTCGTAAATTGAGAGATTACCCACTACATCAGGGTAAAAAACAATTTCTAACCAAAGATGAAGATACTGGCAAATTTGACGTAATACAAAATTACAATAAATTTGGAAGTGGTGTAAATCAATTCTTTCCTACCATGTTGAAAACCAAAATTGGAACTAAAAAGAACGCAACTTCCATTTACGATTATTTTACAATTGATTACAGAGATAGTTTTCATAAAATAATACGAAGAACATTTAAACGAGATAGTATGTATTCTTGGTCAAGGTGTGTTGAAAGTAATGGTAGTGGAATAGAATGGATACAAAAAAATCAATCAAAAAACTTTTTCATAGTTCGACAATCAAAAGAAAAAAATCCAACTCATTTAGTTTTAAGTTCAGATGAAATTAGAGGGTTATTTGATGTAGATTTAATAGATGAATCTCATATTACAAATTTAAAATCATTAGATACATTAACTGATGAGAAATTCACATATTTTATTAGAGTATTTAATTTAGGACAAAAGATATTCCCAGCCGGCATTCAAGCATTTAGATTAGGACTTGGACAACCAGCCGTAAACTTCCCACCATTAACAGCAAGATACTTATATGAGAAATATACAGAACATATATCACAAGACGTGCTCAATGTGTATGACCCATCCGCAGGTTGGGGTGGTCGTATTCTCGGAGCTATGTCATCACTCAAGCGAATTCATTATATTGGCACAGACCCTAATACGGATAATTACATAGACGAATTAGGTAAAACAAGATATGAATATGTAGCAGATTTCTTTAATAGTGAAGTATTGGAAACGAATTCATTTTGGGAAGAGCACAAAAACACGTATCACGTTTTCCAAGACGGCTCAGAATTAATTGGGAACAATCCAGACTTTCAGACGTATAAGGGAACACTTGATTTAGTTTTCACAAGCCCACCATACTTTGACCGTGAGCAGTATAGTGATGATAGTGAGCAATCATTCAAGGCTTACCCAGCTTACGAAGATTGGAGAAATAACTTCCTGAAACCAACTTTAACAACTGCATTTGAATATCTTAAACCAAATCGTTATTTACTCTGGAATATAGCTTCAATCAAAATCGGAGCAGATAAATTTCATCCATTAGAAGAAGATAGTATATTTATTATAGAATCATTAGGTGGTGAATATAAGGGTAAGTTGAAAATGTTAATGACAACAATGACTGGATTAAATCCGGAGAATGTTAAAAATTGTGTAAAGGTAGATGGTAGTTACCGAAAATATGAACCTATATTCATTTTTCATAAAAAATAAAGCTTGACTTTCACCGAAAAATGCCGTAAGATCAAGGGTAATAAATTAGGAGTATTTAATATGAACAGAACAACTGCAACAGCATTTGTTATATTGGTGGTATTAGTTAATGGATTCATTTCTATTAATGCTTTACAATCAAACAAACAATTTTATTCTGATGAAGTAGATAAAGTATTAGAAATGAATTTTAAGTTACAAGATGAATTAAAGGAATTTTATAAATATGGAGTAGAGGTTGATGTAACAATGTATCAGCCAACTCGATATCAAACTGATTCAAGTCCAAATATTACAGCCGATGGAACAAAATTCAAAATAAGTAAAGCAAGTGAATATAAGTTTGTAGCTCTTTCTCGTAATTTATTAAAACGATGGGGTGGTCCATTTGACTATGGAGATTTCATTCTAATTAAGGGAACAAAGGATAAAGATGGAGTGTATAATGTTAGGGATACTATGAATCCTAAATGGGTTAATATAGTTGATATTTTAGAATCAACACACGTTAAACCATATAAATATAAAAATGTTCAACTTTACAAAATGAATTGGACTGATAATATACAATTAGTGAGTAATAAATAAAGGAGAATAAATGTCTAAAGATACTAAATTAAAAATTGGGGATTGGGTTCATGTGTTAATAGTTGGTTTTAGGGCCGGAGAATATAAAAACGAACCAGCCTATCAAATAGAAAGTATTGATGGAGATGACTACACTGTAGTTCAGACGGAAGGTTCTTACGAACATAGAGTAACAGTTAAAAAAGGAAAATTGAAAAAATTATAAAGAGGTTATAAATGAAACAATTAAGTGAGGCCCAATTACAGGAAAATTGGGATAAATTAATACAGGTTATAAAGGATACATTTGAAGATGGAAGCGAACGCCGTGAAAAACTTCTAAAAATGTACCATGACCTTGAAGATAGAATGGTAGTAGCACCAGCATCTGGTAAAGAAGAATATCATTATTGTCATGTAGGTGGTTATGTAGAACACGTTCTTCATGTTGTAGATACAGCATTAAAGATGTCAGATACTTATGAAGCCGCAGGTGGACATAAGAATTGGACAGACGAAGAACTTGTCTTTTCTGCCTTACACCACGACTTAGGTAAAGTTGGTGATTTAAATGATGAGTATTATGTTCCACAAGATAATGATTGGAGGCGTAAAACTCTTGGTGAAGTCTATACACATAATACAGATATACCAAATATGAGAGTACCAGATAGAGCACTTTTTCTCTTACAACATTTTGGAGTGAAAGTTAGTTTGAATGAAACTCTTGCAATTAAACTTGCAGATGGGTTATATGATGAAGCCAACACATACTATATGAAAGTATTTGATGCAAGTCGTTCTCTTAAAAACCACTTACCATATATTATCCATTGGGCAGACCACATGGCAACAACGGTAGAATATGATGAATGGAAACGTGGAGATAAAGATGAAAAAGAAGAGATGGAAAGTAAGATAGAAAATATTAAAAATATTACAGTTGGAAAACAAAAACACGAAGATCCAGTTATGGAAAATAAACATAACGATCTATTCGACGAATTATTTGGAGACAAAACATGATTATAGAAATAATACTTGGATTATTAGTTTTCGTAGAGGGATATGTAATTTGGAATTTAACAAAAAAATCTGAAATACTTGAAACCTGGATAGAAAATTTTACCATCCGAGTAGACACCATATATTTAGAATTAAAACAAATTGATTCCACTGGTCATTTTGAATCTGACGATGAAATCGGTTCAATATTCGATGGAATAAAAGATATAATAACAGACCTTAATGCATTCACCACAGGAGAAGCCGAGAGTGAGTAACCCAACCACGCAACCAAAAAAGAAACAACCAAAACATTATTACTTCAATGAGAATACTGAATTAAATATTATTAAATATAACAAAACAGATGATGCTATATTAAAAAATAAGATATACCGTGAACATATAGCATATCCATTTGATAAATTAGCAGAAAATATAATTCACACATTTAAGTTTTATTATTTTGATGTCCCATCGGATCAAGTAAAACATGAAGTGGTATCATTTTTAGTTATGAATATACATAAGTTTAAAGAGGGTAAAGGAAAGGCATTTTCATATTTTAGTATTGTAGCTAAAAACTATCTTATTCTTCATAATAATAAAAATTATAAGAATTACAAAATTCATAGCAAACTGGAAGTAATTGATTATGGTGATAATATTAAAAATAAAAATCAAATGATAAAAATAAATGATTTTAATAAAGAATATGTAGAAGAAATGTTAGTGTATTGGGAAAACAATCTTACTAATATTTTCAAACGCCAAAAAGATATTCTCGTAGCAGATTCTGTATTGGAAATTTTTCGTCGCAGAGAAAATATAGAGAATTTTAATAAGAAAGCACTCTATCTACTCGTAAGAGAAATGACCGGATCTAAAACTCAACACATTACACGAATAGTGAATATAATGAAAAAATTCAATACGCACCTCATGGAAGAATTTCAGACTTTTGGTCAAATAGATACAACAAATACTGGGTCATTTTTAGAATAAAACTAAAATATAACTAACATATAACGCAAAAAAAAGGGGTCTTTCGACCCCTTTTTTATTATCCGATAATAGCTATTTACGAAATAGACCTACAAGCACCAATAAAGCGACTAACCCGGCGAATCCGGATTCACCAAATTTATTTATGATTGCTGTCAGGTTACCTATTACATTTAAGCCAAAAATACCTGTTCCAAACAATACTTCACCAACGGCTCCGATTGCTACAAAAGAGGTTAGTAGATGGACGGTATCGTCTATCCACTCTTTGACCAATGATATGACTTCCTTCATTGTTTTCTCCCGTTTATTATTCTTATCAATTAACAAAAAAGGGATTCTTAACTTCCACTTTTTGTTGTCGGTATCTTTTCCGACATAAATAAATATAATATATACATTATTTCTTATTTTGATATATATAGAGTAGAGAACAATCAATTTTTAGGTTATTTTATATTTATATATGAGTTATAATATCTATTTTTAATCACAATATGGGAAAAATAAAATATGAGTCAAGATTACGAATTATTTGATGGTAAATCACTATCATCATTATTCAAGGACATTTATGATAATTCTAAACACAATAAAACGCAACTCGAATTATTGGTAAAAGAACTTGCGGGATTCATCAAAGATGGTGATATGGCAATACAAATCGTTCCAATGATAAAAGAGTATTTGGAAATCAATGTAAAAAATGATGAACAACTTATAAAACTTGCAACAGTAGTTCAACGATTAATTGCCGCAGAGCAAAAGGGTAGTAGTTCAGAATCAGAATTTGGTTTATCTGATAGAGAAAAGGAACAGTTGTTGAAAAGTATAGATGATGTAGTTGTAGATATTCAAAAAAAATCAGATACGATAACAGATGATATTCAAAAAATCAAGGAAAATTAGTGGCATATAAAATTAATAGAGACGATGAACATATAGTGTTACCTGATGGTCCAGCAACCGTTAGAGATATTCAAAGATATGTAAAAGATTCTCCTGAATTTTATGAGTTAGAGCCAGCAGAAGTTTTAGAAGTTTTTTTAGACGAAGAAGATTTAATGAATAGTGGAGCTATTATTAATCAATCAAGAAACGGTGAACCAATGGTAGATTGGTCTAAGTATGGATGGATTAAAGCGAGAATGTCTGTTAGTAATTCTGGTAAAGAAGATGTTGTTATAATTGCACCACTTGATAGTAATATAAAAGAATATCCACATCCAGGTGAATATGTAATAGTTGCAAAATATTTTGGAGATTTATATTATACTCAAAAGTTGAATATGCACAATTCAATCAATTTAAATTCGTTTCCTGGGTTAAGTAAAGTATATGATATGTTTACAGGAGAGACGTATAAGGATAATTTACCATTAATAGGAAATTCTGATATAAGACAGGTTAAGGCAGAAGAAGGTGATATTATATTTAATGGTAGATTTGGACAATCTATTAAATTTGGAAGTAATGTAAAAGAGTTAATAGATGCTGATGGTGATTTAGTTCCAGACACAGGAGAACCACATTCACCAAATGTTATTATACGGGCGGGACAAGGTGAAGTTTCTACAGAAAATAATAAACCAGTCAGAGAAAATATAAATTTAGATGGTAGTTCTATATGGATGACCACTAATCAGAAAGTGAATTTAAATTTTTCTACCATGAATTCAAAATTTGTATCTATATACTCTCATGAAGCAAAAAAAAATGATGGTGGAAAACAGATAGTTATAAATTCTGACAGGTTAGTTTTTAATGCGAAATCTGATAAATCGGGTATTGTATTTTCATCTAATAGTACAGTCGGCATTTCTGCGAATAAAGAAATAGGTGTTGTTGTTCCACCAACAGGGAAAGTAAAATTAGGAGATTATTACGCAAATCAACCAGCACTCGGTGGAGATTTAACTATGGAATTATTTGAAAAATTAATTACATATTTAATAGATTTTGCTAATGGTATAAAGGGCGCAAAGGGATCGGTTGTAGATTTTGTAGTCCCAATATCAGATATTTTACCGTCCGCTATGGGATTAGTAGCATCTTTAAACGAATTAAAAACCAGAATGGATGAACCAAAAAGTAAAACTGTTCAAGTTGGACATATAAGGGGACCACAATAGTGCCAAAACGATGTAAATCAATAGCCGGACAGCGAGTGGAAATCGGTCCTGGAGAACCTATAATACCTGGATGTGAATTAATTGAAGGAAGTGGTATTTTTAATGGAAAGGAATATTGGCCATATCAGTTTGTAGAAGTTGATGGAGTTGCTGGAGATGATGGTGCAGTAGTTATATGGCCTGATACCGGTAATGATTTATTGAAATATGATGAAGGTGAAGATGTACCAGTCGGAACTTCACTTCATGTTGGATGTGTTCTTGAAGACGGTGTGGTAAAATGTGCACCATATAAAACACAAAAAGAATCAACAGCCGTAGAAGGACCACCACAAACACGTGGAGAAGAACCCGATGATGGTGCATTAAAAGGATTTTGTGTGGGGTCAGGAAATGTAAATGTTCCAACAGAAGATGAAAATGAATGGTTACTTAAAATGTCCAATTTAGAAATTCCAGATTTAGAAGCTTGGATGTTGTCAGGATTTACTGCAAAGATACAAGAGATGATGGGTAAACTCAATCAAGCATTAGGTAAGTTAAATGCAGAAGTAGATAAAATAATGGCTAGGGCAACAATAAATCCAGAAGATGTTTGTACTCCACCAGTAAAGGCAACTATAAAAAAATTATTGGAAGTTATGGCGGCAATAATGGAATTGATGCCAGTACTAAAGCAAATAATTCAAGTAATAAAGATTATTCAAAAGGTCATAAAAATAGTTAGAAAAATTTTAAAATGGACACCACCATTTATTGTTCCAATAGTAGAAAAATTAATGGAAGTATTAAATATTATGGGATTAGTGGATATGGTAGTTAGTATGTTACTACAGACCATTGGTAGATTTAGTACTATACTCCCAGTATTACAAGCACAATTAATGTCAATTTTAGCACAATGTGCTGGACAAGTTGCTGGGGAAATGACAAAAGAAGATTGTGAAGCGGCTGGTGGAACGTGGATAGATCCAAAGGATATTCAAGACCTACAAGATATGTATAAGAAGATAACAGAAGAAACACCAACTATGGGTGATGATGAATCTGCTGGTTTCTGTACCATAACAAAACACTCAACGAAAAAAGAATGTGAAGATAATGGTGGAACTTGGAAAGAATTAGATGCTGATACGGACTTTGACGAAACAGATACTTCAGCCTTATCAGAAGAATTGGCAAAACAAATAGAAGAATTGGATAGATGTTTTTCTAGTGACGAATTAAAACAATATTTAGATGGGTTTTAATAATAGGAGATAACAAAATGAAAAAACAAGAGTTAATAAAAATAATTGAACTTGTAGTCCGTAAAGAAGTGAAAAAACAGGTAAACGAGATATTTATTAAGGAAGATAGATCATCTTCACTTACCGAATTAGTTTCAAAGCCCTTAACAGAGAACCACTTGAATTTGCCAAGTAAAAAACAATATAAGGCCAAGAAACACGAGACAATCAATTATACAGAAAATGAAGTTCTCAATAATATTTTAAATGAAACGGTCGGTGGAATTCAAGGTGGTGGTACTAATGACTATCCAACAATGGGTGGTGGAACTTACGACACAAATAAAATGAATGATTTATTAGCAGGTTCTTACGGAATGAATACTGAAGGTGACAAACAGCAAAAACGAGATATTGCAGCAGTAGAATCGATAAAAAAAGCTGGTGTAAATGTTGAAAGTGTTCCAGATCATGTACAAAACGCACTGACAAGAGATTATTCAAAGGTAATGAAGGCAATAGACGAGAAAAAAGGTGGAAAACATTTCCGCCCATAATGAGATAAATAATGGCATTAGATAAACAGTTTTTAAAGTACAAACTTGAAAAAATAAAAAATGATAGAATTTATAAGGATCAAGATACTGAAACTAAACGTAGAATACGAAAAGAAAATGCTAAATTGGCAGCTGAAGAAGCTGATGCTATACATTCCTATTTAACTGGTGAAGATGAGATAGATAAACTTGATAATAAGTCTTATTTAGAAAATAGGTTACCTGGTAGTTTATATTTAACACCAAAAGGACAGTTAAATATTAGACGGGTACAAACTAATCCTAAAACTAAGAAAACTAAATTATCAAGATTACTAAAAAGATTTAGAACAGTAGCTAAATCAAATATTGATGCAGCAAAACAGTTAATAATATTTAGAAATATTTTTGATAGTTTAAATATTACTTTTAATCGTAAAGAAATTAAATTTGATGGAAAGATACGGACTGGTGGCTATAAATCAAAGGATGGTGATATCGGATTAACAGAAGATTTTATAGTAACTGATACTATTGAAAATGAAAATGGAACTGTATCATATATTAGAAAAAGAATTATAGTAAAAGATGGGTTAATAGTTGGTCAAGAAACAATAAATAGGTAGGAGACTATACATGGGAGCAAGAGAAAAAGATTTAAATCCAGATGTATCCATTGGTCTGAGTTTACCAATGGGATATTCCAACACTGGTCATTTTACTCAAACAAATACAACTCTTGAACAGGCAAAACACAATATAGTAAATTTATTGAAAACTATGAAGGGTGAAAGGGTGGGTCAACCAGAATTTGGTTCAAGATTAAATGAAGTTATTTTTGAACCAATGGATGAGAATTTAAATGATAAATTAGAGGAGGCAATTAGAGAATCTATGGAACAATGGCTTCCATATGTAAATATTAAAAAACTTAAAGTGGAACTTCCAGATTACGGAAGAAATACAGTAAATATATCAATAGACTTTGGATTATCATTCGAACCTGGAATGTCTGCACAAGTGTCTATAAGTTTTGAGCAATTTGAATCATATAGTGAATTAGCACAGTGACAATACAATGGAGAAATTAAATGGCTAAACATGGACTTAGCAGAGATGTAAAATATTTAAATAAAGATTTTAGTAGTTTCAGGAATGGGTTAATGGAATATGCACAGACCTATTTCCCAAACACATATAATGATTTTAATGAAGCAGACCCTGGGATGATGTTTATAGAAATGGCATCATATGTTGGAGACGTTTTATCATATTATATTGATGAACAATTTAAAGAAAGTTTATTATCATTTGCAGAAGAAAAGAAAACAATTTATGAAATAGTTCAAGGATATGGATATAAGCCCAAATTATCATCTCCATCTTCGGTAACACTTGACGTGTTCCAAACCGTTCCATCAGATCCAAATAATGTAGTAGATGGAAAACGGCAACCAAATGAAGATTATTGTCTTAATGTATCCAACGGATTACAAGCAACTTCAACAAATGGCACGGTATTTAGAAGTGTGGATGATGTAATTTTTAGAAATTCAAGTTCAATGAGTCCACGACAAGAAGACATATTTGAAGTGGATGATAGTGGTAACATTACAAAGTGGTTACTTAAAAAATCAGCAAAGGCTGTAAGTGGAACGGTTTCTACTGAATATATTACATTTGGTTCTGCTGAAAAATATAAAAGAGTAGTTTTACAAAACACTCCAATTTTAGAAATAATTTCAGTAACGGATAGTGATGGAAACAAATGGTATGAAGTCCCATTTTTAGCACAAGATACTGTATATGCAGACTTTGAAAACACTTCAAAGAATTCACCAGATTTAGTGAATGGTAGAAATTTTGCACCATTTTTATTGAAACTTGTAAAAACTTCAAAGAGATTTAAAACTTACATTAGAACAGACGAAAAAACCGAATTAAGGTTCGGCTCAGGAGTAGCTTCTGGAGCAGATGAAGAAATAATACCAAACCCAAATAACGTTGGGTCTAGTCTACCAGGAACTCCAAGTTTTCTTGATACTTCATTTGATCCAGCAAACTTTTTAAATACAGATACGTATGGTCAAGTTCCAACAAATACTACATTAACAATAAAATATAGTTACGGTGGTGGTATTAGTGATAATGTCGCATCAAACGGAATAAATAACATTTCATTGATAAGTTCAGAGTTTGATAATTCTTTAACATTAGATGCGAGTTTAAAAACAAGTACTCAAAATTCTATAGCAGTTACTAACCCAAACCCAGCAACAGGTGGTAGTAGTGGTGAAACAATAGAAAATGTACGAACTAATGCACTTGCATATTTTCAAGCTCAAGGTCGTGCAGTAACCAAGGATGATTATATAACTCGTGTATATTCATTACCATCAAAATATGGCAATATATCTAAAGTTTATATGATCCAAGATGAACAAGTTTCTGCAACAGGTCAAAATGAGTCAGATACAACATTTCAACCAAACCCATTAGCATTAAATATGTATATGTTGGGATATAATCAAAGTAAAAAATTAGTCGGACTAAATACTGCAGTAAAAGAAAATGTAAAAATTTATTTAAGTCAATATAGAATGATGACAGATGCAGTTCAATTAAAAGATGCTTGGGTAATAAATATAGGATTGCAATTTGCAATTTATACAAAAAAAGGATTTAATAAAAATGAAGTATTGTTGAAGTGTGTAGATTCACTAAAAACATATTTTAATATAGATAGGTGGCAAATAAATCAACCAATTATTCTATCAGGAATAGCTTCAGAGTTATTAAAAGTTGATGGTGTAGCTACAATAGTTAAACCTCTTGAAAATAGAGATGAGTTGGTTATAGTAGAAAACAAATGGGGAACATCTTCTGGATATTCAGATAATATTTATGATATTCAAAGTGCGACATTTAATGGGACAGTTTACCCATCGGTTGATCCAGCAATTTTTGAAATTAAATTCCCAGATACAGATATTAGGGGAAGAGTATTGGGAGATATATAATGCATTATTTTGAATTTAGTGAAAAGGACACAACACTTTACGAACAAAGTCATAGCATGAATACAGGGTTGGATGAAATTTTAGAAATAAGAAAAGATATGAATGTAGCCGGAACTCAAATATATGTTTCAAGAGCACTCGTTAAATTTGATTTAACTTATATTTCTCAATCAGTATCATCTGGTTTAATAACTTCCGGTTCAAGCACAAAATTTTATTTAAATTTATTTGATGCAAATTCATCTGCATTGAATGTAGATCAAACTTTATACTCATATCCAGTAAGTCAATCATGGGAGAATGGATCTGGAAGATATAATCTTTCTCCAATCGTAGAAGATGGAGCAGGTTGGAAATGGAAAGATAATGGGATAACAAGAACCCAATGGAATACTGTTTCTGGATCTGGTGGAACGTGGTATAGTGGAAGTGGATACGAAGCATCACAATCTTTTACAAATGAACCAGCAGATGTAAGAATGGATGTAACTGATATTATGTGGAAATGGTTACACAGTACAGTTTCAAACGAGGGATTTATGGTAAAAAGAAGTGGTAGCATTGGAAATATTGATTCTGATGTTGAAGAAGGAAATACTACACGATATGGAAATTTCAGTTTTTTCTCAAGGGAAACTCACACAATTTATCCCCCAAAATTAGAAGTAGTTTGGGATGATTCAAAATGGGTAACTGGTTCATTAACAGCATTATCATCAGCTAATTTAGAAGATGTGCAAATTTATATGAGAGGGTTTAGAGAAAAGTATAAAGAAAATTCAAAAGTAAAATTTAGAGTTGTTGGTAGGGAAATGTTTCCAGAACGGTCATATTCATCAACTCAATATACTACCGGATATAATACGGTAAAAACTCTTCCAAGTGGCAGTACATATTATCAAATAAAAGATGCTTATACAGATGATGTTATTGTTCCGTTTGGCAGTGGTTCAGTAGTTAGTTGTGATTCAACCGGAAACTATTTTAACTTCTGGATGAACGGATTACAATCAGAACGATTTTACAGAATAAATTATAAAATAGTAAGTGGTAGTGGTACTGCCGATGAAACTGTTCAATATTTTGACGAAAAGAACAGTTTCAAAGTGGAAAGATAAAATGCCATATAACAAAGAAGAATTAAAGGTTAATGATTTCTATCAAGAAATTACAAGACGCGATGAAGCAAAATATATAGAAGTTATTCAAAAGAGAACCACCACCGGAAATCTAACAGATGGAATTTTAAGAGATTCAACATCAGGAAATATAATTTTATTTGAAAAGATAACCCCAGGACAGGGAACCGATGGATCAGGTCATCCAGAAAATAATAAGATTACTTGGTCTCATGGTTATTTTGATTATGATGAAAATGAAGATTTAAATAAAATAATAGACAGAGAATTTACGGAACTATAATGCCAAGAAAAAAACAATTAACATTAGATAATGTAACTGGAAAATTATCAAGATTAAATTCTGAAAATCTTCCTTTGATAAGTATTTCTGGATTAGATGTTGGAGACGAACCTATACCATTTGGTGAATCACCAACTGATGTTATAGAATTTCATTTATATGATACATCAGACAATTATATAGCATCAGGAAAACTTCCACATCCGCTTCCACCAAAGTTGGATGTTGGTTCTCATGTTAGAAGTCTTGGATATGAAAGGGGAACTTATAAAATAGTTTATAATTTTTTACGAGAACTTGGTGGCAGTGATAAGTTTATTTTGGTTTATAAAAATGATAGAAGTATTTATCAGTCAGATGACCCACATTGGGTAGATACAAATGGTAAAATATATGCTGGAACTGTAGAAGAACCATTAAAAGATGAAAATAATAATTTTATAGAACTTCTCATACAAGAAGATAAATTTTGGTTACAAGAAATATCACCTTCAAGAACAGAAATTAGATTACGACCAAATCCTGGAATAAATGATCCAGATTTTCACGAACAATTTAGGTTAATATGTTATACTTGTTTAGCGTATTCAATCGTAAATGGTACTTCATATTTAACATTTGACGATACTGGAAAAGTTGTAACTTTACATAGTCCAGGTGATATTCAATTAAATAATTCCATGGTAGGTGGAACTCTTAAAATTAGAAATGCATTTGTTATAGACAAGGACGAGAGTGCCGAAGTAATATCAAAATATACTCCTGTAATAGAAAATGAAACATTACCTATATCTGAAAATTTAGTTTCCAATGGGAACTTTTTTGATGGAAATGATATTACTGAAAAATCGTTAATATCAAATAATCACACGATAGAAAAATTTTCTAATCCAGGTAATAGTGCATGGACATTAAAAACAACATCTAATGGATCTGATAACAAGTATGAAGTTATTGTAAAGGGAATATCAAATGAAACTTATATATTGAGTTGTTGGGTGTATTGGAGTGATGATTGGACATCCAACAGAGAATTATTTTCTGGAAAAATCAATAAGGGAGACTCCGAGGTTAATATCTCTTCAATTGAAAATGCAGGTGGAACATTTGAAACTAAAATTATAAGTGGAAATGAATGGAAGCGTGAATATAAAACTATAACTATTCCAGAAAATTCCGATGGTACTATAAAATGGCTTTTAGGAAAAACCACTGTAACAGAAACAGGAATTAGGTATATTACAAATGTTCAAGTTGAACCAGGAAGTGTTTCTGGAACTCCAAGTCCATATATGGTCAGTTCAAGACAAGAAGAAATGGATAGCCAAACAACTGGTACAATTTCTTTTATAGATGATAATAAGTTATATGCAGAAATATCGAATGAAGATGCTGGATTTATATCCCTTATGGGAGAGGGTGGTAGTAGAGGAAGTGGTAAAATTATCATTAAGGATGCTTTCGTAGTAGATGAAAATTTTAGCGAAGTCACTGAAATCAAAGTTGTGGATGACATTTCAATAAAAAATTCTAATGCCACTCAAATAACTAATTATGAAGGAGAATTTAGAAAATCTAAATACCACGGTGATTTTCCAGATATAGGGAATTCTACAATAAAAGTGTGGATACAAGCGGACCATGAATTTATACTTTATAAAGTAGATTCAAACGGCAATGAAAGTCAATTGGGATCACATAATAACTGGAGACAAAGTAAGGATTTCAGCACAGCAGATTTTTCACTGTCAGATAAGCTCAGATTGGTTACAAAAAATATTTCCGGTGCTGCAGCATTTTTAGCAAAAATAACATATAAGGGAACGGAATATAAAACTGGTGATGTTGACGGTGATTATGTAATAGATACAGAATCTGAATCTAATTTATCTACCACTTCACCTGGAGTGTGGAAAATTATTGAAGCTGATGGTTCTACTTCTAATTTACCTGGGTGGAAGTCACTCGGACTCGCAAATAGCAGTGGTACTTGGGGGAGTAATAATGACCCAGAATTGGAAGAATGTGAATGGATTTGGAATAATGGAAATAGAAAAAATAATTTAGTTTGGGAGTGGACACCCACATTCAACATAACAGATGAAATTTGGAAAGCTTGGGATCCCGCATTACATAAAGATGCAGTACAGGTTGAAAATTGGTCATATGGATTTAATTGGTTCGATTGGGGTGGGAGTGTTGATATACAAAATAGTAGATCAAGATGGCACAGTGGTTGGTTAGGATATCACGCTAAATGGGTACAAGGTGAAGGACAATATGGTGATACTGTAATGAAATTCATCGATAAAAATTCTCAATTTGATGCTCCAAATCATACAAGTTATGATGGTCCATTTAAAACGGGACTTAATACAGTTGAAAGTCAACCAATGGGTCTTGCACATAGATGGTTGGGTATAGCCCAAACATTGCCATATGAAATGGCATCACAAGGAATTAGTGTTGGTGATAACATTACAATAACCTGGTGGCAAAAATCCGATACCATTAAAAAAGGTGCAATGGTTGGATTGTTACATCATAGAAAAAGTGAAGTTGGTCAATATTGGGGATCTAATATTGGAAATCATCCATCAACTTTAGAGGAAGGTAGTCATCACGCATGGCAACGAGAATTTCAAAGGTATATTCCAGTTTCCAATACTGATGAATGGGAACAGGTAAGTTATACGGCAGAAGTAGAAGAAGATTGGGATTTAACGAAACCAACATCTTTATATGTATATGGTCACTATGGTCCAGAAGGAATACTTTGGGTAGAAAATGTACAAATACAAAGAACTGTAATATCAACCACTATTGATAAAATTCCTGTTACGGAGGACTTGGTTGCAGAAATTGAAACCATAATAGATAAAAATACTATTATTTTAAAAGATACTTATGAGAATTTAGCACCCAATGGTTCAGTTTTTGATAATTCTACAAACATTCGTCCTTGGAATGAATTTACAGAATTTAGTGTAGATTATACATCATCACTTTATTCAGTAGAACCTACCTTTGGAACACTACGGGGTGATATTGCTGGAATAAGTGGAAATACTATTACGTTATTAAATTCATATGAAGAACTTGGAAATGAAGCTGGTCATGATTTTGATTCGTATTCATTATATGATATGCAATCTATAAATGATGAAAATTCAAATGGGTTTGAAAAGTGGTTTATAAATAGTCCAAGGGATACCGAAGAAGATTTAAGTAAACTTATAAAATTTGGCCCTAATAATTTTAGTTTGATAACTAATTTTAAATTGGATACGATTACATATCCAGAATATCCACACTCAGCTGTATATAAATTATATGAACCGTTACAGGGTGACATAAAAGATCAAGATTTTTGTAGTGTGGTAAAGGAAATGATACCACCTATTGAAGAAACTTGTACTCTCATTCCTTTTATTGAAGAAGAAATAAGTGATATAGTTCTTCGTACACCAGAACCTGGAAATGTTAATAGTCCCATTGGAACAGGAAAAACAGAATATAAAGGATATGATTCATTAACAACAACAGATTCTTCTATAAAAGAAAGTTTAGAAAATGAACTTTTGAGTGGAAGTTTAAGTATAGATATCAATATTGATCATTTTTTATTCGATAATTTCATACATTTTGGTTCAGCAGAAAAACGAGTCCGGAATTTTAAATATAAATTAGATTTAATCGAAATGTATTCAGATAGAAGTGCGTCTCTTTCTGGAACATTAAGTGGAACTGGTTATCTCCCACTTTCAGGGTCATCATCATATAATCCAGGATTATCTCCGATTAGTGGTTCTACAACTCAAATTGCATGGTGGGAAAGAAAGCGTCGTGAAACTATAAATACGTTTGATAAATTTGAAAACTATATGTATAACAAAAGTTCATCTTATTCAAGTAGTTCCATTGGAATACAACACGACAATGCATGGCCGAAACTATCTGGAACTGGGACTTATTCCGACCCGTATATAAATTACAGAGTTACACAATCTGTAGCTGTTGATTGGTATAATAATCAAATAATTTCATCATCTGTATATGATAAACAAAATATGAATAGATTAAGAGTTAATCTTCCAACATTTGTCCAAGATGATTCTGAAAATGACTTATTCTTAAACTTTATAGATATGATTGGTCATTATTTTGATGACATTTGGGCATTCGTAAAGTCAATGACCGATGTTCATGATAGACGAGATGGTGTAGATAGTGGTTTAGCAAGAGATTTATTAAAACCTGTTGCACAATCACTTGGTTGGGAAGTTTATGATGGAAAAGATTTAGTTTCCATACCACGATACATTTTGGGAATGGAGCAAACTGGTTCAGAAACTCCATGGCAATTTAGCGGAACATCAGATAGAGATATATCCAGAGAAATATGGAGTCGTATAATAAACAATATGCCATATTTCCTAAAAACAAAAGGGACCTCCAGAGCAATTAATGGTCTGATAAGTTGTTATGGTATTCCATCTTCTATTTTACGTGTTGTGGAATATGGTGGACCAAAACTACCAGGACAATCTGCAGAATCGTTTTTAACAAGAAAATTTACAAAAGCATTAAATTTCTTCGGAGCAACAAATAACACTTATGTTCAAAATGATACTTGGCAAGCAGTTACACAAGGAGATGGAGCAACAAGTAGACGACCAGACACAATAGAATTTAGATTTAAAGCTGTAACGGGTTCTAATCAAGTATTAGTTAGACGAGGAACAGATTGGTCTATTGGACTTAAAGACAATGGCTCATCAGATCAATATGGATATGTTAATTTTAAATTAAGTGGCAGTAGAGGGTACAATGAAATAACATCATCAGCACTACCAGTATATGATGGAGAGTTTTATTCGGTAATGTTAACCAGAACTTCTGCATCTGGAACTCATTTAAGTGATGATGATACAAGTCAGGATGTAGTTTATACATTATACACTAAAAAATACGATGTAGGTAGAAGTAAAATATATTTAGAATCCACAAGTGAAATGACAGTAAGTGGTTCATTAGGAGCTGTTTCACAATCATATAATACTTCATATAATGGAGGTGGAAATACAATTACAATAGGTGGTCCAGAAAGTGTTGATTTCGGTGAATCATTTAGTGGTTCTATGATGGAATATAGAAATTGGACTACACCACTATTAGAATCGTCATTTGATAATCATGTGACAGCTCCAATATCATTTGATGGAAACCACCCATCCGCATCTTATACAGATTTAGTCACACGTTATTCATTCGATGATGACAAAGATTTGAGTGTTGGAGTAAATCAATGGTTTCAAGATGCAAGTGCAGACCAATCATTCACTTCATCTGCAGTTCCATATAATTTTACAAGTGGACTTAAAGATCACTTCTCATCAGTAGTTGATGAAACTAAAATGAAAGTTCCAAATCTTGGTCCATCTCGTAGATCATCTACAAAAATTAGAATAGAAGATGATGTTAGAAATGATAAGATAGGAAACCCAATATTAAAATTCGGTGAAAGTATTACAACACCGGCTTATGACAATGCTCCAATTGATTCTAACAAACTTGGAATATACTTTTCACCATCTGCTCCAATTGATGAAGATATTATATTATCAATGCCAGACCTTGATTTCGACCAATATATTGGAGATCCACGTGACCAGTACAAAGAACAATATACCGGACTTGTGGAGGCACGAAATTTATATTGGCAGAAATATAGTGGACCAAATAACTTCTGGGATTATTTAAGATTATTAAAATATTATGATAGTTCATTATATAAACAAGTAAAAAGTTTAATTCCAGCAAGAGCAAATGCAAATGTTGGAATTATGATAGAACCAACTGTATTGGAAAGGGATAAAATAATTATTGGTAAGAAACCAATACTTGAGACAGCACACCACACAACATTTATTGACACCATGGCATATATTTCAGAGAGCTCGGAGTATCCTAATTATGATGCAAATATAAATTATAGTAATCCATTCAAAGTATCCTCAAAAACAAATAAAACGGGGTCATATATTTCAGCGTCATCAGAATATGTTCCATTAGAAACAAACATGAATTATTCAAATCCATTTAATGTTAATTTTCATACAAATGAAACGGGTTCTTATATTTCAGCATCCGCTATACATGAAGATTTTACTTCAAATGTAAATTTATATGATCCATTTAAATTAAATTATAAAACACAAGAAACCGGTTCAAGTGTAGTGTTTTCTGCAGACCTTGTATCATATAACGCACCAAGTCATACTTTTTCAGAAGTAGCATCAGGAACAGGGTCATATGTAGGAAAGGATATATTAGAAATGCCAGCTTTATATGGAATAGGGGATAGAGATGAAAGTGGATGGTACGGAAGTGATTATTATAATGCCACAATCCAATTAGGAAGTCAAAAATCAATTTTTGAAGAAGTAGTTATGCCAAGAATTGAAACGAATGTTACATCATATTTTAATTCTGAAGTTGAGTATCATTATTCATCTTCATTAAGTGCATCATTACATAATCCATATTCATCAAGTTTTGTATTATCTGATTTAGATAATAAGTGGGATGAATCCTTGGGTACTGATAGACTATTTTATCTTGGGTGTGTTCAAACTAACGATACAACAGTTTCAGATAATGGAAGTAGATATGAAGATAAATCAGCGGCAGTAGAAATAACAATAACAAGTCCAACAAAACTTGTAACAACAGACTCACCATCTACCCCACTTAACGTTAAATAAAAATGATGAAAACTAAAAAAAATTATATTTATAAGTGAAGAATAACAAGTTTTATTACATCTTATAAAAAAATCCAAATTATTTTACACAGGAGAAAAGAAAAATGGGATATCTAAATAATACAACACGAACATTAGACGCTATTTTGACAAAAAAGGGTAGAGAACTTTTGTCAACTGGTGGAAATTTTACAGTCAGTAAATTTGCATTGGGAGATGATGAAATAGATTATGATCTATGGGATACAACACATACAAGGGGAACGGATTATTACGGAGCTGTAATAGAAAATCTACCAGCACTAGAACCATTTAACGATCCATCTGAAATTATGAAATATAAACTGGTATCAAGATCCGATGGTACTCGGGCGATGGCAAAGTTGGTTGAAACCAATAACACAAGCACTCAATTATCTGGAACAAATAGTGCATTAGTTTGGGAGACAACAGAAAATGATTTCAATAGGGCGCTTGTTGTTGGTGAACCGACATTAGAAAAATTTGGTGCTCCAGGAGTTGCAATATCAATTCAACATAAAGATAATTCTAACTATGGCGCTGTCGATCAAAACTTGTATTCAGGAGAAAGTTATACTATTACTTTGTTAGACTCATCTATTGCTTTATTAGCTCCAGATTATCAAACTGTGAAAGAAGGTGTTATGGTTGAAAAATCAAATAATACATCATTAGATTCATTGTGGCTACCATTTGTGAATAATGTTCAGCATATATCTCAAACTATTTCTGGAACAGTAATAGGTAGTGGTGGTAATTTGAGAAAATCAGGGTTGGCAGCACCAATAATGATTTATCCAAAACGAATTTCACAACAAACTAAAACTTCAATAGTAATTACAGGTGAAAGTTCTGGGGCAGTAATAGAGTTTGATGTTACTGTTCGTAAATCATAAAATAATAACACGAAGGAAAATAAATGGGATTTATAAATAATACTTCGTACATACTAAATGCGGTATTAACTAAAAAAGGTAGAGAATATCTATCAAAAAGTGATGGTAAGTTTAATATATCAAAGTTTGCATTAGCAGACGATGAAATAGATTATACATTATGGGATACAGCACACCCAAGGGGGACAGATTATTACGGTGCGGTATTGGAAAGTACTCCAATGATAGAACCAGTTGTTGATCCAGAAGTGGTAATGAAATATAAGTTAATTACACTTCCAATAGGAACAACAGCTTTACCATATATTAGTAACATAACTCCTCCAACTGGTTTAACAGGTGTGAATGCATTAAATACAGAATATAATGGAAATACAATTCCGAAATGGTCAATGAGTGACCACGTTTTAAATCCAAGTACGGTAGGAGCAGATGGAGCATTTTCCAATGAAAAATATAGTTTTTTAGTATTGAATAAAAATGTAATTGATATTGGAACAGGACAAGGTGAAAATGTAAATTATGATATTGGAGCGGTTTATAATGAAGAAAGTGGTAGATTGAGTAAAAAGGTAGTTTCAAGAGTATCAACAATAAAATCTCAAATGCTTACATCTAATAGAGAAACTTCAATAATTATAACAGGACAAATGTCAGGGGCAATTTATGTTCTTCCAATAGAAGTAAAATATGTGGATAATACTTCAGGTGGTGTATAATGGGATTTATAAATAAAACAACTTTAGTTTTAGATGCAGTATTGACTAAACGTGGAATTGATTATCTACGGTCTGCTGTTTTTGGTGAAAATCAAAATAGAGAACACATTATTACTAAATTTGCATTAGGTGATGATGAAGTGGATTATGGTTTATGGGATGTTACCCCAAGTGGTTCTAATTTTGTAAAACCATATGGTCAAGTAATAGACAATCAACCAGTATTCGAACCTATAATTACAAATACTGAAATTATGAATTCTTTTATTTTTAAAAATAGAATTGAAGAGAGTAATAAATAATGTTAAGTGCAAAACAAGTTGGTAAAGATGGTATTGGAAAAGAAAAAACTTTGTTTAGTAGTGGAGTTAGATTAAAAGGAAAGGAAATTTCAACTACAAAGTTTACAACACTAAAAGTAACAGGAATGAATACTGGAGCAACTCGGACATTAGATGTAATGGTTAAACCTGGTGGTGGAGTATATTTTACTCCACCAGCAGAAGAATATACTCCACAATTACCAACTGCAAATTTTTCATTCAATATAATATAGGAAATAATAGTGGGATATTTAGATAAAACATCTCTAACAGTAACTGCAAATTTTACAAAACGTGGAAGAGAAGTTTTGGCCGATTGTATTTCTGGTGATGGGGAAGTAGATTTATCATATATCATTACTAAATTTGCATTAGGAGATGATGAAATAGATTATGGATTATGGGATGAAACTCAATCTTCAAATTTAAAGGGAAGAATAATAGATAATATGCCCATGGTAGAATCATTTATAAATCAAAAAGAAATTATGAATTCGTTTATAGTAGATCCACCACCTACTGGATATGGACCAACATTGTCAAATTTACAAGACCAAATAGAATTAACTGGAGTCGGTGATATAATAGATATTTTACCGACAACGGATAATTATGATGATACAGAAGTATATGAGTTTTTCTTAGAACATGATAACTTATTTGAAATGTACGTTCCTTGGAACGCACCAACATCAGATTTTAGTTGGTCAGTAAATTCGGATGGAAGTGATATAAATTTACCACCTATTTCAGGATTTACTTGGTCAATAGGATTTTAACCAGAGGAGAATAAAAATGTCAGTACAGTCAATACAACAGGGAACAGCACCGTTAACAATAAATTTTAATGATACTTCCATCGGTGATGGGTTAACATATTTTTGGGATTTTGGAGATGGTAATTCATCCACGGATAAAAATCCTACTCATACTTTTATAAACGGTGGAGTATATTCTGTTTCATTAGCTGTAAGTAATGATAATGGAAGTGATATTAAATCGGTTCCAATAGTAGTTGCATCTGGTGGAAACACAGGTGGAGTTGGTGGAAACACAGGTGGAGTTGGTGGAAACACAGGTGGAGTTGGTGGAAACACAGGTGGAGTTGGTGGAAACACAGGTGGAGTTGGTGGAAACACAGGTGGAGTTGGTGGAAACACAGG